CAGAACTGGTCACCAGTTGATCCGTCATATACAGGTAAACAATACTATTATATGTATGGTGCTAAAACAGTAGCAAGACATGATCCCAATTACATTAATGAAAGAGAAAACTTCTTTCATAAACCATTGGTTAACTTAAACCATTTCTTAACTATCAATGACAAAACAAGACTGAGTTCAGTATTGTATTGGAGTGGTGGTTCAGGAGGTGGAACTGGTACTTATGGTAGGATTCCTACCTTAGATGCTGATGGTAACTTAGGTGATGATGATTATAAGTTCTATTATGGTCGTGGTCCCTGGACTCGTGATTGGAATGCTCTTGTTGCTATGAACTCTGGCACAGATTCAGTAGTATATGTTGATAAGAGAGCTATTAGTAGAGAATCTGGTCAATCAGTAGGTATTTTGAGGAACAGTATTAATCGTCAAAATACGATTGGTGTTATTTCTAAACTCAACTTAGATTTAAGTGATGCACTTAAATTACAGGCGGGTATAGATTGGCGTACTGCAGGTATAGAACATGCACGTGAAGTTCGTGATTTACTTGGTGGTGATTTCTATGTGGATTTTGCTGATGATAATGCACCTGATGGTAAAAATGTTGAGTTAGGTGATATTATTGCTTATCACAATGAAACTACAGTTGATTGGTTAGGTGGATTCTTACAAGGATCATATTCCTCAGGTCCACTTTCAGCATATGGTATGGGTGGAGTATCGAGCATTGCTTATACTTACCAAGACCATTTCACTGTTGCAGATGAAGTTATAGATCACGGTGATCCTATTATTACTACTCAGTTCAAAGGTGGAGCAATGTATGATGTTGCAGATAACGTTAGTGTTTTCGGTAACTTCGGTATTGTGGAAAAACCACCTATTATGGATAACGTGATTTACTTTGATGGAACAGTTGCTTCAGACCCGGCAAATGAACAGTTTGTCAGTTCAGAAGCTGGAGTGAATTACAGTGCTAGAAATCTGGCAGTTAAAGTCAGTGCATACAATACAGATTGGAAAGATAGAAACCTTACCAAAGCTGTAACGAGTGGACAAGGTAGTTCAGGTGATACTGATGTTATCTTCTTATCTGGTATAAACCAGAATCATAAAGGTGTTGAAGTAGAGGCATCTACTAATGTTACCAATATGGTTCGTTTGGATGCCGCAGTAAGTCTTGGAAACTGGACTTTTGTTGGTGATGCAGATGGTAATTATCAGGAAGATGAGTATAATGAACAAGGTCAGGTTGTTGGACAGACAACCACTCCATATTCTTACGCACTTGATGGTTTGTTTGTAGGTGATATGCCTCAGACAGCTTATGTTGTAGGTGTTACAGTAACACCAATAAAAGGACTTAGATTGCAATCTTCGTTCAATGTGTATGATGACAATTATGCAGATTGGAGTCCTAATGCAAGAGAGTATGATGGTTCAGACGCAGACGCTGATAGAGAACAAGTATGGCAGGCACCTGGATTTTCTAGGATGGACTTACATGCTACATACGATTTGCCAAAAATCGGTGGGTTGAATCTACAGGCATTTGCTCATATGTTTAACGCATTAGATGCTGTATATGTGCAGGATGCAGTAGATCACAGTCAATACAATAGTTACGGAGATAAAACTCACGCAGCTCATAACGCAGAAGTATTTCTTGGAATACCAAGATACTTTAATGCAGGTATTACTGTAAATTTCTAACAAGCAAAAAGAAATGAAATGTAACAGGGGAAGTAGAAATATTTCCCCTGTGTTTCATTTTTTAATCTATATTTAGGTTATAGATGTATCAGAATATTTATTTCGATAATTTCAGAAAAAAAATACATATTTGGGATGATAAAAAAGGCTATCTTGTTTTGCCACACAAGAGGTATGCTTATGTGAAAAATTCAAATGGAAGATATGTTTCATTATATGGTGATAGATTAAATAAAGTTTATAAGTGGGATAATGACCAGCCAGGACTTCACGAGAGTGATGTTAATGCAGAGATAAGGGCGTTAGTAGATATATATACAGATTCGGATGAAGTTTCAGAAGGACATAGAGTTGCTTTTATAGATATAGAAGTTGAAGTTACAGAGGGGTTTCCAAATGTTAGTAAGGCGGAAAACAAGATTACTTCAATAGCATTTTATGATAAAATTATGGATGAATATAGTTGTTTTGTATTAGATCCAGACAATAAATTAAATATAGATGTTCAAGAAAATAGAATTATAGAAACATTTAAAACTGAAGAAGAATTATTATCTGGGTTTTTTAGAAAATACCTTGAAGTATCTCCTACAATTCTTTCTGGATGGAATATAGATTTTTTTGATATTCCATATCTTTATAATAGAGCAATTCAAGTTCTTGGAAATGAATTTGCAAATTTATTATCTCCTATAAGAGAGGTACATTGGAGTAAGTATAAAAATAGATATTTGATAGCAGGAGTATCGTGTCTTGATTATTTAAGTCTTTATAAGAAGTTTACATTTGGAGGAAAACCTACCTATAGATTAGATGATATAGGTGAGAACGAAGTTGGTGTAAAGAAAATTCCATATTCTGGAACATTAAATGATTTATATGAAAATGATTTAAAGAAGTTTGTTGAATATAATATTAATGATGTTGAAATTATTAAGAAGTTAGATGATAAGTTAGATTTTATAGAAATTTGTAGAGGTATATGTCATATGGGGCACTGTCCGTATGAAGACATTTATCATAGTAGTCGATATTTGGAAGGGGCGATTTTAACTTATCTTAAAAGATTGGATATCGTAGCACCAAATAAAGATCCAAAGGGCAGAGAAAAAATGGATACAGGGGTTAAGTTTGTTGGTGCTTATGTACAAGAGCCACAGAAAGGAAAACACGATTGGATTTATGATTTAGATGTTACTTCAATGTATCCATCTACAATTATGAGTTTGAATATATCTCCAGAAACTAAAATTGGTAAAGTGAAAGGGTGGAATGCTAAACAATTTATTAGGGGTGAGAAAAAAACATATACAGCACATACTAAAGATGGTAAATTAAAAGGAAGTACAAGTGAATCTAAATTAAAAAAATATTTAGATGACAATAAGATTTCAATTTCTACGAATGGAATTCTTTACAGAACAGACAAGAGAGGATTGATACCAGCATTATTAGAAACTTGGTTTGATCAGAGAGTGGAATATCGAAAATTAATGAAAAAATTTGCAGAAAAAGAAGATAATGAAAAGTATTTATATTTTAATCGGAGACAACACTTACAAAAGATTTTATTAAATTCTATGTATGGAGTATTGGGATTGCCCGTTTTTAGGTTTTACGATTTAGATAATGCAGCTGCTACAACTGAAACCGGCCAATCTCTTATTAAATACAGTAAGGAAATTGTGAATTTCTATTACAATAAAGAACTTGGAACATCTAAGGACTATGTAATTTATATAGATACTGATAGTATTTTTGCTCCAGCATTACCATTAATAGAAAAAAAATATCCAACTGTCGGTATTAAAAGTGATGTTATGATTTCAGAGAAAATTTTAGATGTTGCAGAAAATGTTCAGGAGTTTATAAATGATTCTTACAATCATTTCGCCAAAAACTTTTGTAATTTGGACACACACAGATTTCAAATTAAACAAGAGGTCATAGCTAAGAGTGGATTGTTTGTTACTAAGAAACGATATGGGATGAGAATAATAAATGATAATGGAGTTAAAGTAAATAAAATTCTTGTAAAGGGATTGGATACAGTTAGGAGTAATTTTCCACCCGCTCTTAGAAAATTATTATCTGATGTTTTAGAAGATATTTTGGCAGATGTACCGAAAGATAAAATAGATGATAGAATTATTAATTTTAAGAAAAGTATGAAATTAATGAATATAGATAAGATAGCAACTCCAACTGGTGTAAAAGGACTTGGGAAGTATGCTAGAAAAGGAGAAGAAAACGGATCTATTCTCACAATCTTTAAGAAAGGAGCTCCAGTTCACGTCAAAGCAGCAGTCAGATATAATGATTTGTTAAAACATTACAAAAGAGATGATAAATATATGTTCATAAATAACGGAGATAAAATTCGGTGGTCATATATGAAGAATAATGAACTTGGAATTGAAGTGGTTGCTTATAGGGGGCATGAAGATCCACCAGAAATTATAAAGTTCATCAAAGAAAATATAGATTATAATAAAATTTATAAACAATCGTTAAAGAAAAAAATTGATATGTTCTATAAAAGTTTGAAATGGGGCGACCCAGTAGATAAACAGCAAACAATAGAAAGATTTTTTTGATTTTAGAAACCCCAACCAATATATATGTATATATGGTTATAATTAAGGAGAATGGTTATGGATAAAAATACATTTACAAGATTCATTGACAAATATCATTTGAGTGGAAATGTAAATTCAGTTGTATTGGAAATTAGTGATAATACATTGTCGACCAGATTTATAACAGGAGATAAATCTTTACTCGGCGAATTAACTTTGGAAAATTGGAATTTTGGTAACAGCGAATTTGGAGTATACAATACAGATCAATTGGTTAGGTTACTGGGAGTTCTCTCAGATAATATTACATTAGAACATAAAGAATCTGGAGATAAGGTAGTATCTTTAAAGGTGTCTGATGACAATGCTTCAGTTAATTTTATGTTATCTGATTTGTCTGTTATAAACAGACCACCCGATCTTAAAAAATTGCCTGAGTTTCAAGTTCAAATTAAAGTGGATTCAACTTTTATAAACAAGTTTATTGCAGGAAAGAATGCATTACCAGACACAGATTATTTTGCTGTTCTTACAGATGATGTTGGTGTAAAACTTGTGATTGGATATGCCGAAATTAATACAAATCATGTTACACTACCGGTTTCAACAGAGACTTATGATGTAATAGATACGATATTTTTTAATGCAGACCTTTTTAGAGAAGTTCTTTCAGCTAATAAGGAATGTGAGAGTGCAACTTTTGAAGTTAGTGACCAGGGACTATCTCGAATAAATTTCAAAGTCGATGATTATGATGTAACTTATTATTTGGTGGCGATTCAGGATCCAGTTTAATGTATTTAACATATTTCGATAAATTTAGAAATATGGAGCCTTACATTTATATTGATGAAGAAGAGTGGAATTATATAAAAAAGAATTTCGAGAGACACGACATACAAGATTCACTTGTAGAAATTTTGGCTGACTATGAACCACCGTATCAAGTAATATCTAAAAAACAGGCTTACAATGATTTCATGAAATTGAAAGCAACTCATTGGTATGATGTTACAATTGAAAGTGAGTGGTTTGCTAGGTCTGATTATAAATGGCCTCTTGGTAATAAGATAGTTAGGCGAATCAACACTGGAAATAGTGCGAGTAATTATTTTCAACAAGAAAATAGATGGTCTGTTGATGGTACAATTTCACCAGGACCTCTTAGAACTTGGAACAATCCGAAGTTTATGTACACATTGTTAGGATCACTTTTTACATTGGAAGTAGAAAAAGTAAGTAGAGGAACTTTAAGGTCTTGTATTGCACTTCGTAAGTATATTTGTTCTCAATTCAAACCAAATGTTGCCAAGGCAATTTATGATTTTTATGAAGCAAGAAATATTCTTGATTTTAGTATGGGTTGGGGAGATAGGTTGGCTGGATTTTACGCATCTAATACTGGGAAGTATTATCTTGGTATTGACCCGAGAGAAGAGAACCATCCTATATACGAAGAACAGGCCGAGTTTTACAATAAACATTTAGGATTTTTTGAAGAACCTAAAAAGTCAGATTTTATGTGTGAACCAGCAGAGGATGTAGATTTGAGTAAATATGAAAGTTTCTTTGATTTAGTATTCACAAGTCCACCATATTTTAATGTTGAGAGATACAGTTATGATAAAACTCAGAGTTGGGTTAGGTATAAAGATATAGAAAGTTGGAATGAATTGTTTTTACATAAAGCATTAAAAAATATTTGGAAAACTTTGAAGCCAGGTGGATATTTATTAGTCAATATCAGTGATGTAAATGCAGCCAGTAAAGGTAGAAAAAAAGGATGGTTGTCTATTTGTGATCCAATGAATGATTTTTTAGATACATTTCCTGACAGTCAATATGACGATTGTATAGGTTATGAGATGGCAAAAAGACCCAATTGTATTGGAGTTGGGACTGCAAAAGTAACAGAAGTAGCCAATAGAAAACCCGAATATATATTGCCTGATAGAGCGGGGTTATTTGGAGAACCAACGTGGATTTGGAGAAAGAGGAATGACTGATAAATTATCCCATTATTTGTGGGTTGAAAAGTATCGACCTTCCACTTTAGATACTTATATTGGGAACGAGCATCTTAAGAGTAAGGTGTCTTTGTATCTTAAGAATGGTGACTTACCACATCTTTTGTTTTATGGAAAACCAGGTACAGGCAAAACCACTATTGCTAAAATACTTGTTAATCATATTGAATGTGATTCTATTTATATTAATGCGAGTGATGAAAATAATGTAGATACAATCAGAAATAAAGTAAAGATGTTTGCGTCAACACTTGGGTTTAAAGAATTGAAGATTGTAATTCTTGATGAGTGTGATTATATAACTCCTAATGCACAAGCTGCACTAAGGAACTTAATGGAAACATTTAGTAGACACTGTAGGTTCATTTTAACTTGTAATTTTGTTGAGAGAATTATTGATCCCATTCAGAGTAGGTGTCAGTTGTTTCAGACAACACCACCATCTAAACCAGATGTTGCGAAAAGATTGGTAGAAATTCTGGGAGAAGAAAGTGTAGGATATGAACTTGAGGATTTGAAATTGGTGATTGATTCAGGTTATCCAGATATTCGTAGAGTAATTAATTCTGCTCAACGACAGGTAGTAGATGGAGTTGTTAAGATAGATAAAGAGAGTTTGTTAGAGAGGGATTATAAATTAAAAGTACTTGAAATATTAAAGACACAAGATAAGAAGAACGCTTTTAGAAATACAAGACAATTGTTAGCAGACAATCAAGTTAAAGATTTTGCAGATTTATTTAGGTTGTTATATGATAAGGTAGATGAATATGGTAAGGGTCATGTAGCAGAATGTATTTTAATAATTGCCAGGTATGAATTATCAGATGCACAAGTTGTGGATAAAGAGATTAATGCTATGGCTATGATTATAGAACTATTAGGAGCAATAAAATGAAAGAATATTGGGGAGAAAAAAATCCGGCACCAAAGAAAAATGTAAAACCAGGTGAAGAAAAACATATTTCAGTTTATGAAAATAAAATATATTATTATTCTGGAGTGAATAGAGAAACGGTAGTTGAATTAAATCACAAACTTAGTGAATTAGAAGCAAAACATCTTACAGTATCTAATGTATTAGAAATTGATCCACCACCAATTAGATTATTTATAAATTCAGGTGGAGGTTCAATCACTGCTGGTATTGCATCTATGGATACAATTTCAAGATGTAATGTTCCTGTATACACTTTTGTAGATGGATTTTGTGCAAGTGCAGCTACATTTCTTTCAGTAGTAGGCAAGAAAAGATTTATGAGTAAAAATTCATATATGTTAATTCATCAATTATCTTCACAATTGTGGGGAAAGTATTCTGAAATAGAGGATGAGAAAAAGAATTTAGATTTGATGATGGAAACTATTAGAACTGTATATACAGAACATACTAAAGTTCCAACAGAAGAATTAGATGAAATATTGAAACATGATTTACTTTGGGATGCCAAAAAGTGTCTTGAATATGGATTAGTAGATGAAATTATATAGAGGAATGCAATGAGTAATTATCAAACAGTAAAAAATGAATTTGAACGGTTATTTGAAGTATATAGTATACCGAAACCTAAAACAATACGAGAAGCATTACCAACAGACCCTTGTGATGTAACAGATCCACCAGGTGAAGTTAGAATAAATGATCTAGACTGTGATGATGTTTATCAAGCCCGACATTTATTCGGGCATTATTTAGCTGATTTACATGCAATAGATGATGAGAAGTCAGATTTGGTTGCGGATACCATTGCTGATATGATTAAATAATTTAAGAGATGAGGCAATAAAATAATGCAGAAATTAACACAATCATCAAACTCTGAAGTTAATGTAGATATATCTAAGGCAGAGACTTTGGAATGTAAAAAGTGCAATAACAATGTATTTCTTCTTACATATATTATTAAGAGAATATCGCCAATAATGTCACCGACAGGACAAGAAGCTGTAGTTCCAGTTCAAGTTTATTCTTGTGGTAGTTGTGGAGAAATTATGGAGATATATAAAAATCTAGTGGAGACTGAGGATGCCGATTTATGAGTATGTTTGTCCTAATTGTGGACACGAAGAAGAAGTTTTACAGAAAGTAGATGATAAGGCTCCAGACTGCCCTGATTGTGTAGAGTTAAAAAGTTTACCATTTTATAGTATTGAAAGAGTGGTAACTGAAATGAGAAGGAAAATTTCAAAACCCGCAGTTATATTTAAAGGAACAGGATTTTATGAAACCGATTACAAGAAAAAACCAGAACCGAAGGAAGATAAACCAAAAAAAGAAGATAAAAAGCAAGAATCTGTTTCATCACCTAAAAAATCTGACGGAGATTCAGAATAAAAATTATTGGGAATTTCTAACAGAAGGAGATAAGAAAACTTGGTCAAATTATATGATAAATCGTTTCTTATCTATGAAGGTGGAATGGGTAGATTTTGTAAATGAAATTCAGAAATATCCAATATCACCAAAAGATTTATATAGATTGTATATTGATATTTTACCAAAAGGGAAGCAGTGGCTTCGTTATGTTAAAGGGAGAAAAGAGATGGAATATCCACAGTGGTTGCTTGAATTAGTTTCAAAACATTTTAGCGTCAGTAATTTAGAATCAGAAGAATATGTTGATAGATATTATATGACCGAACAGGGAAAGGCTGAGTTATATTCTCTTCTTGAAAGTTATGGAACTGATCCAAGACAAATTGAAACTTTACATTTGAGATGAAACAAGTTGATTATGAAGTTCTATCTAAATTTACAGAGTATGATAAAGAAGATTTAGAATTTTATAAGGTTACAAATAATATAAATACTATAAATATAGATTATGGTGTTGAAGTAATCTTTGATTATTATCGAAGGCATGGATTCCCACATTACAGTATAACAGAACAAGAAAAGCATCAACACATGAAGAAACTTAGGAAGTTTGATGTTAATACTATTTTTATAGATAATCAAATTATTCAGACTATGCACTGTTTAAGATTAGCTTGGTCATATTTTCCATTTTTTTGGGAAATTAGATGTGGTGACGCAATGAAATCACCAATGGAAACTTTTAATGATGATGATAAATTTAAATCTACAATTAGGAAGGCCTGGAAGTGGCAAATGAAACATGGTAATGATGAAGAGGAAGAAGTGGAAAGAAATATATTTCGTGAAAATAGGTTACGACAATCACTTAAAATATATACAGGCACTCAATCAGTATCTAATTTTAGACCAACAGCAGCCAAACTAATATATGAGAAGTATGGTGGTGGTGGAGTTATAAGAGATATGTCAAGTGGTTGGGGCGGACGGTTATTGGGGTTTTTAGCATCATCAAATACTAAACATTATATTGGAACTGAACCTGCCACGAGGACATATAATGGGTTATTAGAAATGAAAAAAGATTTTACATATCTAAATAAGAAAGTTGATATTTATATGAAAGGAAGTGAAGATTTTGTTTCTGAAAAAGAATCACTCGATTTATGTTTTACTTCACCACCTTATTTCGATACGGAAAAGTATTCCGATGAGCTCACACAAAGTTATATTAAGTATCCATCAGAAGATAAGTGGGTGAATGGATTTTTAAGAAAGACTATAGAGAATTGTTATTATGGATTAAAAAAAGGTGGTTATATGTTATATAATATCGCAAATACACCTAAGTATAAATTTATAGAAGATGCAACTGTTAAAATTTCTAAAGAATTAGGATTTAAACAAGAAGAAACTCTCCAATTAACTTTATCTTCAGTTATGGGAGCTGGATATAAATATGAGCCAATTTTTGTTTTTAAAAAGGAGTAAATAGTGAAAGTTATAAAAGAAAGTAGTAAGAAGAAATCTTATCCGAAAAAGAAAGTCAAAAAGGAAAATTTAAGTCCAGCAGAACATTTGGAATTACATTATCCAATAATGACTCGTGAGTTTAAGAGATTACAACAGGAGGATTACGACTTGTTTTGTAAAAAACAATATGATTACGGTCCTTCAAATATTGCAATGGGTACTACATTAGAAAATGAAGAAGATGTTAAATTGTCTACAACTGGGTTGGTAGTACGAATAAATGATAAGGTTAATAGATTAATAAATTTAACTGTGAAGTCAGATAGAGAAGGAGTTACGGAATCTGTGAAGGATTCATTTCAAGATTTAACAAATTATAGTATTATGGCAAGAGTAGTTAGAAACGGAAAATGGGGAAAGTAATATCATATAGCCAATTTTCACAATGGGCTGCATGTCCTTATCGATGGAAACTGAATTACATAGATGAGCGCAGGGAGTTTGCTGGAAATATACATACTTTATTTGGAACAAGTATGCATGAAGTATTACAGAAATATCTTACTGTTATGTATACAGAAACTGCAAAGAAAGCAGACAGTTTAAATTTAGAGTCTATGTTAGAAGATAGAATGAAGGTGAATTTTTTGAAAATTAAAGAGGAGTCTGGAGAAGAATGTTGTAATAGACAAGATATGGCAGAATTTTATTCAGATGGAATATCCTTTTTAAAATGGTTTGTTAGCCGCAGGGGGCAGTATTTTCAAAAAAGGGGTTATGAATTACTTGGAACAGAAATAGCTATTAATTATGATTTGCCTGGAAATATAAGATTTAGAGGGTTTATAGATTTAATTTTATTTGATTCAACTGAAAGTAGATTGAAAATTTATGATATAAAAACTTCTACTATGGGGTGGAATAAATATATAAAAAAAGATAGGAACAAAACAGATCAATTATTATTATACAAACAGTTTTATTCAAAACAATTTGATTTTCCTATTAATAGAATTGATGTGGAGTTTTTTATAGTAAAGAGAAAATTATATGAGAATGTATCTTTTCCACAAAAAAGAGTTCAACAATTTTCACCAGCAAGTGGAACTCCAAGTTTAAATAAGGTATCATTGAGATTAAGTGAATTTATTAAAGAGTGTTTTACTGACGATGGACAATATAATATGGAACATATTTATAGAAAAGAAGCATCTAAGAAAAATTGTAGGTTTTGTGAGTTTAGAGAAATGCCAGAGTTATGTGATGCGAATTATAATAGGAGATAGTTATGTATCGAAACTTCAATAGTCACGTGAAATTATCTGTCAGATTGAAATTATCAGATTTTATTGGAACTGAAAAAGAAGAAGACGTTATGAATAAGATAAGTTCAATTTGGGACGATTTACATTTTCCATTTATGTTATACCTGTGGTATGAAGAAGACAAAGATATTTCACACGATATTTTGAAAAAATTTATAAAGAAGTGGGAAGGGAGTTTACATTATAAAACAAAGATTAAACCAGCCAATACTCAAACGTATAATGAATTTACGTGGTTTAATATTGTAAATTCTTGGGATGCCGATCCAAAACACAATTTTAGATTTCAGTATATCTATGCTGAAAATGATGTAGATGATTTGTTGAACGGCTTGGAAGAATTTTATAAAGCTGCTAAATTTTCAATATCACCGAAACCACCCAAAAAAGTTCAGAAGAGGAATGATTATGAAGAAAGTCGGCATAGTAGGCAGTAGAAAATATACTAATAAAAGAAAGATAAAGGATTTCATCTTCGACTTAAAGGAAAAGTTTGGAGACGAGGTAGAAGTTGTGAGTGGTGGTCAACCATTAGGAGCAGATGGTTACGCTAAGAAGTTTGCACTTGAATTTGGAGTTACATATAGAGAATTTCCACCAGCTCATTATTCTTATAATATGCATTGTGTATTGAACGAGAAAAATTATGGAAAACGGTATTATGTAAGTAATTTTTTTACAAGAAACAAACAGATAGCAGAATATAGTGATGTTATTGTTGCATTCATTCCAACGGGAGAGGAATCTAGGGGAACTATGAATACAGTTGGACATGCTAAGCGAATGAATAAAAAAGTTGTAATAATGGATTAAATAGATATATATGTATATATCGGAGACTTAAAATATGGATATTACTAAGCTAACTACGGTTAAGGTTTTAGAAGAGTTATATAAGAACTTTAAATCTGTTGGGCTAACATATGAATTTACTCTCCAAAAACTTGTCAATAGAACTATGGATTTATATGTTAAAGACAAAGAGTATAGAGAGAAAATTCACGAATATGATAATTTGACAGCTAGTGGCAGTAGGTTTTAATTGAAATGGATGGAGCTATGAAGAATACTGGAAGTATGACAAACAATAAAAATGTTGAGAGATTATTAAATAATATACTTAGAGTATTGATTAGAATTGAAAAACATCTACTCAAGGATGAACCTAAAAAAGAAGATACTAAACAGTTATTAATTGATTAAATAAAGAGGTTTTTATGGCAAAACGGAAAATTTTGTTGATGTCAGATGATTTAAGAATGTCATCTGGAGTTGGAACAGTTTCACGAGAGGTTGTATTTGGAACATTAGATCATTACGATTGGTTTCAGGTCGGTGGGGCTATAAATCATCCAGAAGAAGGCAAGCTTGTTGATTTAAGTGAAGAACTCCAAAAAGACACAGGAATAAAAGATGCTTATTTGAAGATATTTCCTGTTAGTGGTTATGGCAATCAAGAACTTGCACGAGATATAATTGCGGAAGAAAAACCAGATGCAATTCTACATTACACCGACCCAAGATTTTGGGGTTGGTTGTATCAAATGGAACATGAAATTAGGCAGCAGATGCCTATTTTTTATTATAATGTATGGGATGATTTACCGTATCCAAGATATAATGAATTCTTTTATGAGTCATGTGATTTGATTATGAATTTATCTAAACAAACTTGGAACATAGTTAATAATTGTGCAGTAAAGAAACCAAGAACAGATTGGGATTGTACTTATATTCCACACGGAATAAATGATACCCAGTTTTACAAAATTTCAGAGTTACACGATGAGTGGGATGAGTTTGAAAATTTTAGAAATAATGCACTTAAGGATATGGATATAAATTTTATTGTTTTGTGGAATAGTAGAAATATTCGTAGAAAAGTACCAGGTGATGTAGTATTAGCTTATAAAACATTTTGTGATATGTTACCAAAAGAAGATGCAGACAAATGTGCATTAGTTATGCACACTCAGCCTGTTGATGAAAATGGAACTGATTTACCTGCACTTGTTTCTGCTGTGTGTTCTGATTATAAAGTTTTCTTTTCGGAAGATAAGTTGGACAATAAACATATGAATTTTCTTTATAATATGGCAGATGTTACTATGTTAATTTCATCTAATGAAGGATTTGGATTAAGTCCTGCAGAATCTCATATGGCAGAAACTCCAACTATATTGAATGTTACAGGTGGACCACAAGACCAATGTGGTTTTAGATTGAAAGGTGAATTGTTATTAGAGAAACATTATAGTGAAATCCATTCTTTACACGATGATAGAAAGTGGAAGAATAATCCAGATTTAACTCACGGAGATTGGGTAAAGCCAGTTTGGCCTTCAAATAGATCTCTTGTAGGTTCAGTTCCAACACCATACATTTTTGATGACAGGTGTAGATTTGATGATGTAGCGGATAGACTTAAAGAATGGTATGATACATCAATAGAAGAAAGAGAACGGTGTGGAGCACTTGCAAGAGAATTTGTAATGGATCCAAAAGTCGGACAATCAGTTGGAGAAATGTGTAGGAGATTTAAAGCTGATATGGACAGAGTATTTGATAAATGGAAGCCGAGAAAAAGGTTTACCTTATTTGGAACACAGGAGATAATATGAGTGATAAACCGTTAGTTTTAGTTACAGCACCAGTTGCTACGAGAAGTGGTTATGGTTCACACAGTAGAGATATTGTTCGTTCATTAATTGCAATGGATAAGTATGATATAAAGATTTTCCCGGTCAGGTGGGGAGCTACACCGATGAATGCTTTGAACAAAAAGGATCCTAATGATAAAGTTATTATTGATAGATTATTAGAGAATCCTAATTTACCTAAACAACCTGACATTCATATTCACATTGTAATTCCAAATGAATTCGGTCCAATAGGAAAATACAATATCGGAATTACAGCTGGAATAGAAACTAATATATGTATTCCGCAGTGGATTGAAGGTATGAATAGAATGGATTTAGTTATAGTTCCATCTAAGTTTACTAAAGAAGTTTTGGAATCAACATCGTATGAACAACGAGATAAAGAAACAAATCAAAAAGTTGGAGATTTAACTTGTCAAAAGCCCATTGAAGTTTTGTTTGAAGGAACAGATACTAATATTTATAAAAAGACTGATGAATTTTCTAAGGAGTTGGTTACTGAGTTGGATAAAATACCAGAGGATTTTGTGTTTTTATATGTTGGACATTGGTTAAATGGAACATTAGGACAAGATAGAAAAGATGTTGGTATGTTGATAAAGACGTTCTTGGAAACATTTAAGAATAAATCAAAACAACCAGCACTATTACTAAAGACAAGTGGGGCCAGTTTTTCAGTTTTGGATAGAGAAGATATTTTGAATAAAATAGAACAAATCAAAGTTACAGTTAAGGGTGATTTACCTAGTATTTATCTTTTACACGGCGATTTAACTGATGAAGAAATGAATGGATTATATAACCACCCTAAAGTTAAAGTTCATACTTCATTTACAAAGGGAGAAGGATTTGGGAGGCCATTGTTGGAAGCAACTTTAAGTGAAAAACCAGTAATGGCGTCTAATTGGAGTGGACATTTAGATTTTCTATCAAAGGATTTGGCTATTCTTTTACCAGGTGAGTTGACTGAGGTTCATAAATCAGCACTTAATGAAGATTTTATGGTAGAAAAGTCGAAATGGTTTAGTGTTAATTATCCATATGCATCTAAAATATTATTTGAAGTTTATAAGAATTATAAGAAATACAGACTTAACGCAAAGAAACTAGCTGTTGCGAATAGAGGTAACTTTTCATTAAAGGCTATGACTAAAAAATTTGAGAAAATCTTGAATGATTATGTTCCAGAGTTTCCGAAGGAAGTGAAGCTTAATCTTCCCAAGTTAAAGAAGACAGGGAAAACAACAAGTGGAATTAAACTACCAAAATTAAAAAGAGTGTAGTTATGAAAGAATCATTAAAGAAAAAGTTAATATCTATTTTCGATTGGGATAGAAATAAAAAAATAGATTGGTATGAAATACTCTTTCCAATACCAGATATAAATAGAAATAAAAAAGTTGATTGGTGGGAAGCTTTGTCAGCTATAATAGTACTAATAGTATTTTATGGGTCAATACTATGTGGATTACTGGTGGTACAGAATATAATAAGATAAGGATTAGATATGGAAATTAAAATTAGTTGTCCTGTTTGTAATATGCACACAGCGTTTCAAACTACAGAACAAAATATAGAAAGTTATTTATGTTTCACGTGTGGTTATACTTCTAATTCTCTTTTTACAGAAGAGTCTGAAAAGTTAGCAGCACTATTAAAAACTACATCTGAATTGATTAAGGATTTAAAAGTATTTGATACTGTACGAGAAATATATTGGTTTCCTTCTGTAATCAATATGGGTAAACTTGGAATAATTTATCCAGAAGGGACACTTGAAGATTGGAAGTGGAAGTATGCTAGAGTAGTTGATGTTGGTAAAGATGAAGAGATGAAATATCGTATTCCAGACAAACCAGGAGAATATTATGAAACCAAACTTGATGTTGATAATGCTGAAATATTTGGACGATTAGAGTTTCTTCAGGCGTGTAAAGCAATGGGAATAGCGAGAGAAGTTGGTAGTGAGGATAGTGCTTTAAATGACTTTTTAAGATCAAATACACAAGTTAAAATGGAGAAGAACTAGTGGCAAAATTGGCTACAACTTGGAACAAAATTCAGGCGGGTGATGTTATTTCTTTTAGGTATCAACCAACTGATAAATCCAAACCACTGAGAACTCATACCGTTCTAGTACTAAATCCAAAATTTCCAAAGGCTTTAAAAGATGGAACTAAAAAATTCTATATAAATACTCTTAAATTAGAAGAATCTAATAGAAGTATTTTTACGAATAAAAACCAAGCTTGGCAATTATTGAAAGAAGTGGGGTGGATATCTATAAGGTCTTTAAGAAATGAAATTTATTCTGTGGATATTGACCCAAACTTTCTGGGAAAAAAGGGCGCGAAAGAAAAATTGTATAAAATGTTGCAACGAACTCCAGTTGGAAAAAAAGCAGAATATAGAACTTATTTATGGGAAGTAGCAAAAAAGAACTCTTGTTTTTATGAACCAATAAAACTTCCAAAAGATAAAATAATGATGTTAGAAAATCAACGACATGAAAAATTAACAGGAAATAAATTATGGAAAAATGTTGGTTCTGGAGATCCTGAAATAGGTTTAAATGAATGAAAATTTCATATACAATACTTACTCACAATGAAACCGATAGTTTATCTAAACTATTAGAATTTGTCTTTGAACATAAAAAAGAAGATGATGAAATAGTTGTGGTAGATGATTATTCTAAAAAGCCAACAAGAGAGATTCTTTATTTATATTCAGAAAGAGACGATTTTAGGTATTATCAAAGAAAGTTAAAGAAAGATTTTGCAGCCCAACACAATTATGCAAATTCATTATGTAGGGGGGATTATATTTTCAGTTTTGATGCTGATGAAGTACCTCACGAATTTTTGATTGACAATGTACACGAATTACTTGAAAATGAAGTTGAATTGATTTGGGTGCCAAGAGTTAATACTGTGGAAGGTTTGACAGAAAAGCATATACAACAGTGGGGATGGAGAGTTAATGATAAAGGATGGATTAATTATCCAGATTATCAAGCTAGAATTTACAAACACGTTTCTCATATTAAATGGATAAGACCAGTTCATGAATATGTTACAGGTCCTAAATCTTATGCACATTTACCACCACAGGAAGAATTTAGTATATATCATCCAAAGGTTATAGACAAACAAGAATCCCAAAATGAACTTTACACTGAAATAGCAGAGAAAAATAGATAATGAAAAATGTATTGGTTACAGGAGGTACTGGATTTTTAGGGGCAAATTTAACGAAGAGGTTATTGAAATTAGACCAGAGCCCACTTCGAGATGTAGAGACCATTATTATTCCTACTACTAGGATTAGAACCAATACTGCTCTACATTTATTGGGAGTGAAATCAAATAAAATCAATTTTGTTCAAGGTGATATTAGAGATTTTGAATTTCTTAAACTTCTTTTTAATGACTACGAATTCGATACAGTTTTTCATCTTGGAGCTCAGTCAGAAGTTAGAAAATGTCAGAGAGATGCTAAATTGGCATTTGATGTTAATATTAATGGAACTATAAATGTACTTGAAGCTTGTAGACTTTATAGTAATGTAGAAGCAATTGCGGTTAGTAGTTCAGTTACAGCGTATGGTGTAGGAGAGTTACCATACCGTGAAGAAACCCCTTTAAATGGGAAAGCAATATATGAAGTATCTAAATCGTGTGTAGATTTAGTTGCAAGAGCATATGCAAATAATTGTGGAGTTCCAATTGTAGTAACACGTTGCACAAATTTATATGGACCAGGTGATAACAATCTCAGTCGAGTAATACCAAATAATATACGGAAAATTTTGATAGGAAAATCTCCTATGGTTTGGAAAGGAAGTGAAGCAGTAATAAGGGAATTTTTATATGTTGAAGATGCGGCTGATGCTTACTTTTCGTTAATTGAAAATATAAATACAGTAAAAGGAAATGTTTATAATATTGGAAGTGGAGAAAGATTAACAATTGGAGAATTAGTTCAAAAGTTAATAGATAAAATAAATCCGAGTCTTGAAATATCATATCCTGAAAAAGATTTTCCAGAAATAACTCATCAATATTCAGATTGTACTAAAATTAAAAATGATATTAATTGGAATCCAAAAACTATGGTAGATGATGGACTGGACAAAACAATAAAGTTTTATAGGGAGCTTTACAAATGACGAAGTATAAAAATAAAGATGGTATTGAATTAAGTTATGATGGACATGAAAATGATTATCACGCTAATTTAGTTAAAGAAGTAGTTCGAGAAGGATTAAAACTTTTAGAGGAAAACTTTCTGAGCGGAGATGTTAAAAAATGTAAGGAGTTTTTTGAAGTAAATTTTTCATTATGATTAAGATTAAACTGGCTGAATTAGATAAACATAGAAATGAAACAACTTTCAGACCGTATATTTTAATTCAGGATCAATTAAGGGACATAGGAATTGAATTAACTCACTCTGATGATTGTGATTTTATCTTTGTTGGACAAGCAAGTATAATTGACAAGAAAGTTTCATTAGAGAAATCTATTGAAATGGGGTTAGAATTTCTTAGTACGCTTGGCAATGACTATTTTATTGTAGATGGACAAGATGCGACTTCTCTTATTGGAACAGTTGATGTATTTAGAGAGTCTAAGGCTCTCTTTTTTTTAAAGAACTGTTATTTAAAGGACTTCTCTTTATACAAGAACAAATATGCAAATGGTAGAATATATTGGGGAGAGGGAAATTATTCAGTAGATGATATTGACAGTTTAAAGGATAAGATGAAATTGTCTGGAGTCAATTGGTTGAATACGGTCAATCCAAATTGGCAGGATTATACTCCAAATAAACCTTATGATGTATCTTGTATGTTTGGATATCCAACTGAAGAACCTGTTTATGAGCACGAACTTTGTCAGACTGATTATTATGATCCTCATAGAAAAGCTCTTTTAGATAAATTAGAAAATACCAATTATAAAGTGGCAAAACTTGTAGATGGTAAAAGAATTTCACAACAAGAATATATGCAAAATATGTACAATTCAAAAATTATTATGGCACCATTAGGATATGGAGAAGCAGCAGTGAGAGATATTGAAGCAGCAATGTTAGGTTCAGTTTTAATGAAACCAGATATGAGTTACATTAATACAACTCCAGACATATATGTAGATGACGAGACATATATAGCTGTAAAATATGATTGGTCTAATCTTATAGAAAAAATAGATTATGTTTTAGATAATTATGACTCATTACAAGGTCATTTAGTTGAAGGTATGAGATGGAAATTTGTTGAGGAAGCAAAACCAGAAAAAACAGCACAACACTTATATAATATTTTGTCAGAGACAGAAGGAGTTGAAGTTGAATCCTAACATTATAGTTTTTGGACCTTGGGTAGGAGAATTCACATTTGAAATAAGTTGGTGGGCTCCTGAAATCCGTCTATTAAGAAATACTAAGTATCAGGCTTACAAAGCAATTCATGTTGGTTATATTGGTAGGAGTGGAATATATAAAGATTTTGTTGATGAGTATATTCCGTTTACACAAGAATTACACGACAGTATAGATTCTCCAGATTGTTATTTAGTAAGAAATGAAGATGATGAGAGAAGCGGAATTCAGATGCCACGAAATATTTGGTCGTTTTATGAAGACATAGTAAATAGTTATAAACAGAAATTATATATGGTTAAAACTTATACTCCAATGGACAATCCGATTGATTTTAACAGAGGTCGAGCACAGAACCCGATTGGGGAATATAAACACCTTTCTCCAACTGAAGAAGTTGATATGAGAGTAAAAACAGAACTTCAGCAGAGATTTGATAATGATAGAGATACAATAGCTATAAATGCAAGGTCAAGGTATAGAAGAGATGAAGATGAAAGTGGAAATTTTTCATCTGACGGAGAAGATTGGAATCCCGATCATTGGGAAGTTTTTATAGATAGAATTATTAATGAAATGAAATTAAATGTTGCCTTGTTTGGAATACCAAGACGGGGACTTTACCCAGGCTCATTGGATATGAAACAAAATCCATATTTGAAATCATTTGTATCTGAAGGTGAAGATTCTGTTGATTATCAGTTGGCATTGTTAAAGAATACTAAGTGTAGTATATATGGAGCGACAGGCGCAGTTACATTGACATTTTTTGCTAATACTCCAGTGTTTACTCAGCAGTCAGAGGACAATGGAAATAGGTTGAACTTTGAGTGGCAGAGAAAGTTGACGGACAATCATAAAAATGTTAGAATATTTAACAAGTATCCAATGGGACAATTATATGATTCTCCTGTGGATGAACTATTTCAAGAATTTAAGAAGTTTTATAACCGGGTGGGAAGATGAAGAAAAGTCATTATGACCCTAATGATAATTATTTGGAAATGAGAGATAAAGACTACCTTGAAGAGCGTACAAAAATAGGAATTATAGGTAGGGGATTTGTTGGTTCTGCGGTAGAGTTCGGATTTTCAGCCCAAACAGGGTGTGATGCCGAAGTTAGAATATATGATGTAGATCCAACCAAGAGTTTGAATTCATTATCGGAAACGGTGAATGAATCTAAATTTATATTCCTTTCAGTTCCAACTCCAGCTAAAGAGGATGGTTCTGTTTGTTTGGATATTGTATATGAGGCAGTTGAAAGTATAGATAAATGTAATGAAAGTAGAGATAATGTTATATTATTAAGGTCAACAGTAGTGCCAGGAACAACGAGAAAATTACAGAACAAATTTCCTAAATTGAATATTGTATTTAATCCTGAGTTTTTAACTGAAAGGTCTGCTAAATATGATTTCATAAACCAGTCAAGATTTATTATTGGGGGATCTGGTAAAGCAGCAAATCACTCAGCGAAAGAAGTATCAAAACTGTTTCAGTGGAGATTTGGAGAATCAGTTCCTATAATTTTAACTAACTATGAAACAGCAGAATTGATAAAATATATGAACAACTGTTTCTTTGCAACTAAAGTATCTTTTCTAAATGAAATGAAATTAATAGCAGACAAGTGTGGAGTAGATTGGGAGATGGCACTTGACGGATTTGTCAGAGATGGTAGAGTTGGACATTCTCATATGAATATACCAGGACCAGATGGCAAGTTAGGATTTGGAGGTAGTTGTTTTCCAAAAGACATTCAGGCAATTATCAATTTTGGAGAATCATTGGGATTAGATATGGATACATTAAATGGAGTATGGGAGACTAATTTAAAAGTAAGACCCGAGAAAGATTGGGAGAAACTAAAAGGGAGAGCAATATCATGAGAAGTAAAAATGAATTTGAAGATGAATCAGGAGCATGCACAGTAGCTACTGTTTTTTCAACAATACAAGAGTGGAGAATTCAGGCATCAAGTGCACACAATGATGGTTGGACACAGAATTTCTATAGAGAGAAATTAAATATGGTTTACGATCTAGTAAGGGATGTACCAAAAAAATTCAAATTTTACGGAAGTAATGATACGTCAGTTAACGTTGAAATGAATTGAAGTTAAAATGAAAAACGAAATACCATTATTTAAAGTTTTTATGTCAGATACGGCAGGTGATGTAGCCAAAGAAGTTTTATATTCTGGCTATATAGGTCAAGGTCCTAAGTCAGTAGAATTTGAAGATGAGTTGAAAGGGTTTCTTTCCAATGATCTAGTATTATTGGTCAATACGGCTACATCAGCTGAACATCTAGCAATTCATTTATTGAAGAAACCATTTGAAACATATTATAATAATGAACATCATAAGTGGCCAGGTATACAAGATGGAGATGAAGTGTTATCTCCGCCATTAAGTTGTACAGCAACCAATTTTCCAACACTAGCAAATAACTTGAAAATAAAATGGGTTGATATTGACCCGACAACTCTAAATATGGATTTGGATGACCTTGCACGTAAAGTAACTCCAAAGACAAAAGTGATTATGGTAGTTCATTGGGCAGGATACCCAGTCGATTTAGATAAACTTAGAAAAATTCAAGAACACGCTAAAAAGATGTATGGATTTAAACCGGCGGTTATTGAAGATTGTGCTCATGCATTTGGAGCCACTTATAAGAGAAAAAAGTTAGGAAATCACGGAAATATATGCACTTATAGTTTTGGTGCAATTAAACATTTAACTTCTATTGAAGGTGGTCTTTTGGTTCTTCCACATCTTGAGTTATATAGACGAGCCAAACTTCTGAGGTGGTATGGAATAGACAGAGAAAGTAACAGGCAGGATTTTAGATGTGAGACTGATATTCCAGAGTGGGGATTTAAGTTTAATATAAGTGATGTTAATTCTGCTGTTGGAATTGAAAACTTGAAACATATGAAACAGATACTTGCTACATACAGAGATAACGCAAAGTATTACGATAAAGAACTAAAGGGAGTTGATGGAGTTACTTTATTGAATTATAAAAAAGACAGACAGGCCTCATATTGGATATACAGTATGTTAGTTGAAAGAAAAGATGATTTTATGAGGTGTATGAAAGATTGGGGAATAGTGACCAGTCAGGTACACGAAAGAAATGATATTCATAGTTGTGTAAGTGAATTTAGAAGTCAATTGCCAGTTTTGGATAAAGTCATTCCAAAGACAGTTTCCATTCCCGTTGGGTGGTGGGTTACAGAAGAAGATAGGGAATATATAGTGAATTGTATAAAAAAGGGTTGGTAAATGTATAAAGAACCAAATGTATATTCTTCATATAAAAAAAATAATATAGGCAAAACTATTTATGATATTGTTTTAGAATACAAACCGATTAAGATAGTAGAGATTGGAGTATTAGACGGATATTCTATTATCTGTATGGCACAGGCAATAAGGGATTTAAATAATGGCGGTCTTGTTTATGCATATGATTTATTTGGAAATTATGATTATAATAGTTCTACTATGAAACAGGTGGTGAATAATGCTTCTGATCACGGAGTAGTTCAATATATAACTGTGAAAATGATGGGGCTAGAAGATTGGTTAAAAACCCCAGAGGAATTTGATTTAATGCATTTAGATGTTTCTAATACAGGAGATATTATTGAATTGGTATATAAAACTGTGGCTGAATGGAAGAATACAGGACCAATATTATTTGAAGGTGGGACGGAAGAAAGAGATAAGGTAGATTGGATGATAAAATATGATAAAACTCCAATTTTTCCATTAAAGGATGAAATTGGATATGAGATTTTAGATGATAGGTTTCCAGGACTATCAATTATAAGGGAGAGTTGATGTATTTAGACCAATATAAAATAGAAGGAACTGTTAATTTAGACCATCATGCTTGTTTTGAAATTCCAAATACAGATCCAGATTTTCAACGAAATTTAGAAAATATGAAGTATGTATTGGAAAAGGAAGTAGATGAAAAGTCTTGTAAAAGTTTTTATAAGTTCGGAGATGGAGATTATCATTTTTTCAGAAATACACAACTTGGGAGTTCTGAGCCAGGAAGAAGAGATGTAGAAAACTATAATAATGTTGATTTTAATGAGTTTTATAATGGAGTTCTCAAGAATGATTATTTTTCGGTTGATATATATCCAGAAAATAAACAGATGTTTAAAGAGTTGTGGCCACATTCTCCGATACATTTTCATTCGGAGTTCATATATGGATTGGTTGCGAACAGATGGATATTTAGTAATTTTAATGGTAAAGTGGGGTTGATTGGAGCCGATACCAAACTTAATATTATTAAAAATTTAATGAACTTTAATGTATATAGGGATTATATTGGAGTTGAAAGGTTTAATGATTATATTGGAATACCACAAAAGTTTGCATGTAATAAAGTTGATGAAATAGAGGAAGATATTTCAAACCAACTGATAGAATCTACAAGTGATATTTTCTTGGTGGGAATTGGATTGGTACATTCTGCTTTACTATATAGATTTAAGAAATATACGGATGCTGTGTTCTTTGAAATTGGAAGTGGAATTTGTGCACTTGCTGGAGTTCAAGATTATTTAAGACCATATTTCGGAGACTGGATCAATTTTCGGTTAAAGGATTATGATTATTCGGAAGTTGAAGTTTGGAGAGATAGATATGATAAGGTTGTTGTATTATGAATGATTTAAATATCTATGTTTCAACATCAGATGGCCATTTACATGCTATAAAACCATTTCAGTTTTTATTCAATAAATTTTGGGGTGAAGATCAGAATGTTACTATTTTGGGATACAGACCACCAGATATTGAACTGAATAATAATTTTAAATTTGTTTCCTTAAGAGAAGAGCAAGGTCCAGTAGAAGAATGGGCTATAGATTTAAGACAGTTTTTTGAATCAATAGACGATGAATATTTTATTTATTGTATGGAAGACCATTTTATAATGGACCCTGTAGATTTTGATGTATTATCGGTTTTATTTTCTTATATAGGACACGAAACATTTTCAATATTAACTGGAAAAACATCTAAAATAGGAAGAATTGGTTTAACAAATGATATTCAGTATATTCATGGAAAACAATATGAGCCATTTGAAACTAAGAATGAAATTAAAGTCATCAATAAAACTCCTACGGCAGAATATAGAATATCTACTCAGTTTTCCGTGTGGAGTAAAGAATATATGCTCAGGTATTTGTTACCAGGAATAACACCCTGGGAATTTGAATTAGAAGGTTCGGAGGCCGCTTTGAATGATGGATATTTGATTTTGTCAACAGAAGATAGACATGCTATAAAACATGCACAGGCAATAAGAAAGGGAGATACAAGTAAGTTTGATTTTACTTTTGTTAATGATTATGATAAATCTTTAGACCCAACCACATTAAAAGAAATGCAAATTAAAGGAATTATATAGTGGAGTTTACTCTTGGAATAATAACAGGTGGAAATAGTTTTGATTTACTTAATGAAGTTTTTAAATCTATTCAAGATCAATATATAGACAAAAGTAAATTTGAAGTTGTTATTGTTGGTGGAGAAGAAGTTGAAGGAGAAAATGTAACTCACGTTCCATTTGATGAGAGTTCAGGTAAATATACCGCAAAAAAGAATTTAATAACTAAGTTTGCCAAGTTTGAAAATGTTGTATATTTGCATGATTATATGGCATTGTGTGATGGTTGGTATGAAGGATATGTAAAGTTTGGAAATGATTGGGATATTTGTATGAATGTAGTAGAAAATTCAGATGGAAGTAGATTCAGAGATTGGTGTGCATGGGACGATCCTGAATTGTGTTATCCTGATGGAGTTCATAATATTGCATTACCATCGTATGATTACAATAAAACTCATTATATGTATATCTCAGGAAATTATTGGGTTTCGAAGAAAAGAGTTATGGAAGAAGAACCATTAAATGAAGATTTAGATTGGGGTGAGGCTGAAGATGTAGAGTGGTCAAATCGAATCCGAGATAAATATCAATATGTAATGAATACACATTCTAAAGTTAAGTGTCTTAAAGACAAGAAACTATCAGCGAGATATGTTTAATGATTAAACTTATAATTTTTGATTTAGATGGAGTGTTAGTTGATGCAAGAGAGTTACATTACGAGGCACTTAATAGAGCTTTAAAAAGTATCGGTGAAGAATATGTTATAAAAAGAGAAGAACACTTATCTACTTATGATGGATTACCTACTAATAAGAAACTCAACATGCTGAGTAAGAAAAAAGGCCTTCCAAAAGAATTGCACGATGAAGTTTGGAAGTTGAAACAAGAAATGACTCGTAAAATCATAGATGAAGAAATGACTTATGACGAAAAAATGAGAGGTATTCTTAGAAGGTTTAAGTCAGAGGGATACAGAATTTGTGTAGCTTCAAACTCTATTCGAGAGTCTTGTAAGATGATGTTGGTTAGAAAAGGGTTAATTGATTATATTGAATTTTTCTATTCCAACCAAGATGTAAAAAATCCAAAACCAAACACGGAAATGTATTTGAAGTGTATGATAAAAGCGGAGGTGAATCCAAATGAAACGGTTATTGTTGAAGATTCAGATGTGGGTAGAAAATCTGCTACTGCGTCTGGAGCAGTTCTTTGCGCGGTAGAAGATACTGATGATGTTTCTTATGAGAAAGTTAGAAGAGTTGTAAATGAAGCAGACAGAGAAGAAGAAATTAAACCAAAATGGCAAGGGGGTAATATGAATGTACTTATACCGATGGCTGGTGCCGGAAAGAGATTTGAAGAAGTAGGATATACTTTTCCAAAACCGTTAATTGATGTTTCTGGAAAACCTATGATTCAACTTGTAGTTGAAAATTTGAACATAGAAGCTAAGCATGTTTTTGTAGTTCAGAAAGAACATTATGAGAAATACAATCTCAAACATATGTTGAATCTTGTATCACCGAATTGCGAAGTTGTACAAGTTGAAGAATTAACAGAGGGAGCAGCCTGCACTACTTTATTGGCAGAAGAGTATATTGATAATGATGAACCACTCTTATTAGCAAATTCAGACCAATATCTTGATTGGAACAGTAACGAGTTTATGTATTCTATGATAGCAGATGATATAGATGGTGGGATATTAACATTTACAGCAACACACCCTAAATGGAGTTTTGCGAAACTGGATGACAGTGGATTTGTTGAACGTGTTGCAGAGAAAGACCCTATTAGTGATGTAGCAACAGTTGGTTTATATTTTTGGACTCGCGGCTCGGATTATGTGAAGTATGCCAAACAAATGATAGAAAAGGATATAAGAACTAACAATGAATTTTATGTTTGTCCAGTATATAATGAAGCTATAGCAGATGGAAAGAAAATTAAGACATATCACATTGATAGAAAACAAATGTGGGGTTTAGGAACTCCAGAAGATTTGGACACTTTTACAAAGGAGAAACGAAATGGAGCATAAAGGATTAGTTGCATTTGGGGGGGTCTGGCCAAATTCTCATCAAGAAAATTTTGAAGCAGAGTGTGATAGAATTCTCGCTAGTACTGCTCTTGAATTTGGAATATCTGGGTTTAAAGGTGAAGCTGAATCTGAATTTACACGAATTGTAGGAATGTCAACGGCTGGAACTAAAGGTGAGGATTATGTAAAAGCAATTAATGAAATAGACCCAGAATTGTTTGATTATATTGATAAATTTAGAGAGAATGATAAATGTGGAGATCCAATATTAAAAGATTTTGGTAAATTAGGCAAGATATCTGCAAATACATTACGATATATTATGTCTTTAGCTTTTATAAGAAAACATTTTTCAACCAAGTTAGATAATATGACATTTGTGGAAATTGGCGGTGGTTATGGTGGTTTATGTAAAGTTATATCTTGTGTTGTTGATTTTAAATCTTATACTTTAATTGATTTACCACCAGTAGTTCGATTACAAAGAAAATATTTAGAAATATTGGGATTTGATAAAGACGATCCTGATACACCAGTACGAGTAGTTCATTTTTATGATTCAGAAAATATAGATGTTGATAAAGAATATGATATATGCATAAGTGAATATTGTATATCAGAATTTGATATTCCTGGACAAGAATTTTATATTGATAATGTGATAGGAAAAAGTAAAAATGCATATCTTTTAATTAATTTTCATCATAGTGGTGGGTATAATCATCCAGATGTTACTACACCATTTATGGATAAGCTAAAAAATTATTTTGATATAGTAGAGTTAATTGAAGATCCAGAGTTTCCTTTAATTGATAAAGTTAAAGATGGTAAATATATAATATGTAAGGATAATAAAAATTTGTAATGTTAAGTAAAAATCAATATGAAGATAAAAATAGGTGTTTCATTTTAGGAACGGGACCGAGTCTTGCACAAATAGATTTAGAACCACTTAAAAATGAAATAACAATTGGAGTTAATTCTATACTTTTAGTGGATGTTTTTTCATCAGATGCTGGTTCTATACATACGAGAAAATTAATTCCAAATGTATTAGTAATGGGAGATACATTACATATTAATGAAATTGCTGATTTAATTTTTATCCCAGAAATGAAAGACAGCGATTATGTTTTATGTGGTGGATGTAAAATGGATACTTGTGATAGGTCAGCAGGTTCTACTTGTCATTTGCCACCGCAACTTCTCGAACATATCAATCTATTAAATCAACATAATAATAATGTAAGATTTGTTTATCATTATGAAAAGAGTGGATGGCACAATCACTTAGCAGATGGAACTGAACTTCCCTTTGAAAAATCAACTGAGTTTGTAAGGGAGAATTTTTACATTGATGATGATTTAAATACATTTAGTACTTATGGTGGTGGTGTGATTAATGATTTGGCATTTTCTACGGCAGTATATTTAGGATTTAAAAAGATATATTTACTTGGATGTGATGGTGGATTTGATCATTTTGTTGAAACAGGAAGAGACCATATTGATACTAGAATTGGTTACAATATTAGAAAGCATGGTGCAAAAAGACCAAATGTTCACTATGGAGTATTAAGAGAAAAATTAAATAAAAGGGGAATTGAAGTATTTAATTGTTCTCCAACAAACGCACATTCAGATTTAGAATATAGAGATTACAAGGAGATAATAAATGAAGAAAGTAATTAATATAGAGACATTTAAATTATTCACAGACATTACTGGAACGGTTCAAAATATGGCGAGGGATTGGGCAAAGAGTGGATTGGTACATATTTTTTCAACCCACACTACAGGTTGCGTAAGAGTATTAGAAAATGAAATTTTATCATATGCAGATATTCGTTTTTGGTTAGATAAATATACACCAAAAGATAAACCAGAAAATAGAAGATATTTACATGACTTGATTTCTTTGAGAGAGGATGTCGATCAAGATGAGAGGATAAATGGATTTGCTCATATGAGAAGTTTATTTTTTAATACTTCAGAAACGATTCCAGTTGCAGAGGGACGAATTGTTTTAGGAAAATGGCAATCAATTGTATTTGTAGAATTAGACCCAGGAGATGGAGAGAAAGTCAAGTTAAAAGCCAGGGAGTTAATTGTTACATTTATTGAAGAATAAAAGTTAGATAATGAGTAAAATAAACGGTAAAAAAGCAGAAGATTGGATTGAAGAAAATCATCCAGAGAATGGAATATTCAGAGTTTATTGGAAAGATCCGGTGCCCCGTGAAACTCGCAACAGTGGAGGATATACAACCTATGATGGTGGAGCAACTTTTGATCCAGAAGAAGGTGAAGGATTGAGGTATGAGTGGTATTATGAAAAAGGACACCGAGCAGACGGTCTCTCTAGAAGTTGGTGGCCCAATGGTAATTTAAAACAAACAGTAACTTGGCAAAACGGGAAAAGATATGGATGGTGGACTCAATGGTATGAGAATGGGCAGAAGAAGTGGGCAGGTCCTCGTTTTGATGGCCAATATGAACCCGATTGATCTCCGGAATGAAGAATGAAATTTTTTACTATTATTAAAGAACATTCTGAAAGGCTTCCAAATAAAAACTTTTTAGACTTGGGTGGCCTTCCAATTTATAAACACCTTTTGTATGAATTAAGAGGGAAGGAAGTATATTTGGATACAGATAGTAAGAAAGTAATTAAAGAGTGTCATGAAGATAAAAATTTACATCACGTGATAGCTTACAAAAGAAGAAAGAAATTTATAGATTTGGAAAATAGTGGAGAATTTGGAGCAAGTCCGGCGTTGCTAATGATAGAAAATTTTTTAAATAAGTATGTTGAAGATGATGATGAAATAATAATAACACCTCACGTAACATCGCCATTTATAAAGATGAAAACAATTAAGAAAGCAGTTAAGAAATTAGGAGATAAATTTGACAGTGTTTGTTCAGTTACTATGCACAAAGAATTTGCTTGGTTAAAATATGCGAATAGTAAATATTCCGCCATTAATTTTAATCCAGGTGTAGTAGAAAAGACACAAAATTTGCCTCCAATTATAATGGGAAATGGGGCTTTCTTTATATTCACGAAGAGGACATTTATAAAATACAATAATAGATTAGGAAAGAACCCGTATTATTTTGTTTTATCTATGCCAGAAAGTATAGAAATAGATTATCAAGAAGATTATGAACTAGCACAAAAATATAGTTAGGGGAATATTATGAAAGAAATTCAAATAATTGATGTAACATTAAGAGACGGTGGTCATATGGTAGATTTTGATTGGCCTATGGAATTCGCTCAAGAGTATTATAGTTTAATGACAAGACTACGGGGAGTAGAATTAGTAGAATTGGGTTATTGGAAACAGACCGAAAAAAGTGAAAACCCATTTTATAATTTGAACCAAGATGTAGTAGAAGAAGTTACAGGAGGAAGGGGCAGAAGAAATGTATCTGTAATGGTAGATTATCATTATTGTAGCCATGAATTAGATGATTATCCTACAAATTTACAGAGAGAAATAGGTTTGATACGATTGACTTGTAGGAAAGACCATTTGGATGATGGATTAGAGTTTGCTTCTGCACTTAAAAAACACACTAAACTTCCTGTTTCATTCAATATTTTTAATATAAGTAACTATAATAAAAGAGAATTTACTCGTGTGTGTAGAAAAGTTATAAAACGTGATTTTGATTATATTTACACTGCTGATACTCACGGTAATATAAACTTTACGCTAACTTTGGCGACATTCTTTTTAAATTGGGAAAGATTAAAGACCGCAGGTAAGAAGGTTGGGATGCATCTCCACGATCATACAGGTAAAGCTTATTTTAATTATGGAATTTGTCAATACAATCCTTTCATTGATTCTGTAGATACTTCTATTAGAGGGATGGGAAAGGGAGCTGGAAATCTTCAATTAGAGCATGTCTTGCCAGATAAAGATGCATTTAAAGTTTTAGAATTTATTCACAAATACAAAGATAAATTTGAGAGACCGTTTGATCCATACTGCACTGTTACAGGAAGATTTAGTATTACTGACAATTATGCAAAACAAGCAGTTCAACTTGGAGTGTCAGTAGGAGATTTTGTAGAGTTTTGTAGAACTGTAGCGAAAATAGAGAAGGATTCTTTTAACAATCAATTACTAATAGATTGGAAGGATAAATATTTAATATGAAGAATGCATTAATTACAGGAATAAGTGCTGGGTTAGGAAAGGCACTTGCTGAAACATATAAAGAATTTGGATATGAAGTATATGGTTTAAGTAGAAGAAAAGTTGAAGGGTATAAACATATTGAATGTGATCTTATATGGAAACATCAAATTCCTGAAAAATTACGACAGGTGTTAACGGATGTAAGTGAAATTGATGTGGTTATTTTTAACGCTGGTGTTCTCGGTCAAATTGAATTTTCAAATAAAGTAGTTTTACCCGAACTAGAAAGAGTACTTGATATTAATACATTATCTAATAAAATGATACTTGATTATTTAATTAATAAAAAAGTTAAAGTAGAACAAGTAGTAGCAATATCTTCTGGAGCGTCAATTAGTACTTATCCTGGATGGGGAGCTTATTCTATTTCTAAGGCAGCACTTAATATGATGATGAAAGTTTATGCAGTAGAAAATCCCAAAACACATTTTTTATCACTTTCTCCAGGACCAGTAAATACTTCAATGCAGGATTTTATATGTGAAGAGATAGATGGAGAGAAATTTGAATGGAAGGAGAAGTTTGTTGAGTTAAGAGAAAATGCTGGTGCCCCTTCTCCAGAGAATACTGCAGATAAAATTTATGGATTATTACCACGATTAAAGGACGAACTTGAAAGTGGTAGTTTTGTAGATATAAGGAAGTTATAATATTTGAAAGAAGTTACAATCAATTATCTTGGCCACGACAGATCTCATTATTTTAATACTATATTTGGCCAACTCGTTAATATCAAACCAGAAAATAAAGAATTGATTGAAGTCAATATATTTGTTTCATATGAAGTCAATCCACTTATCAACTTAAATTTATTATTAGACAATGGAATTGATGCTCAAATTATTTATGATCCAGTACAAGGTAGACACTATATGTCTAAAGTGGAAAGGGCAGTAGAAATATCAAAAGAGTATAGTGTTTCATTAGATGAAGATGTTTTTATAAACAATCATATTTGGGATTTTCTAATTGAGAATAGAAATGAGTTAGACCGAGAAGATGTTCTATTGATGTGTCCTTTATTATCTACTGGACTTCCAATGGTAGATTGGTTTGTAGAACAATTTTTTGATGACGATACGATAAGTTATATTCATAATTTATTTAAAAATATAAAATTTGAGCCGAGATCTTATGCTCCCCCTGGATGTGAAGTCTTAAATAAATGTACAATGGAAGCTGATGAGTGGGATTATGAAAATTTTTATAGTGAAGTACATAAGATGGATACTTATTACAAAGGAATTCATCCAGTTAGATTTTCAGGTGATATTCAAGAGAAACTTTTACTGCAGGTCTTGAATAATAAGAGAAAATTGTTTGAAAAGTTTGACTATAGTATTTTTTCTGGAAAGGATAGACCATATTTTTGTAATAATATGTTTATGATGAAGACAGAAAACTGGAGAAAATTTGTTTTTGATACGACACTTTTTGTTGATAGGTTTGAAGAAGTTCCTTTGAATAGATTTAGAGATATGCATGATTTAGATATGTTATATATTAATAATGCATTCGGAGTACATCCAGCATATAACTGGATGGGAATGGATAGATATAGAGAAATGTCAGATTGGTTTTTTCATGATATCAGTACGTGATTTTACATTAGATAGAGTATTAGAATACAAGGAGATAGAGGTGGAAGTAACTTCTGGTGATTTAAATGTAAATTGGAGTGGAAGTGAGGATATTACAGGCTCTTTAAATGAAAAAGCATTTTATGGATTTAAGGATAAACATAAAGATAAGGAAGCTATTTTATTTTGTACAGGTCCGAGTTTAGCTCATTATGAGAAATTGGAAAATGAAGATGAAATGATTAGAGTAGGAGTGAACGGGACTATATTGAATAATGAAATAGCTTTTGCTCCACACCCAAAACTATCTGATAATAGGAGCCATCTGCTAGAACAGTCGGAAACCTCCAGATGTCAAAAATGTGGATATGAAGAAGGAGATAGTGTTTTACAGTATTGTCCATTAATAGAACACACTTTGGATTATTATTTTTTCGGAGATGACAGAAATCAAAATTCATATCTTGTAGCCAAACCAGGTACAGATGAACGTGAAGAAGATATAAAATTAATGGGGGATAGATTTGATGCTGGAGGTGGACAATCTTTCGGAATTGGAGTTAGAAGTTATAAACCGAGGATTCAAAAGTTTGCTCATACATTACGAATAGATTGGGTACATCCAAATCATGTTTCAGTTGGAGATGCCAAGAATGTTTATGGAGCTTTACCTTATGCTGAAACTATTGATTTACCTTATGCGAAAGATATAAGAAAAGAATGTCTATTTGGTCATGGAGTTGGTCTTAGAGCTATACAATTCATTCTTTTTACAGGAATTAGAAGACTTTATTTAGTTGGAGCGGATTGTTCCGCATTTTCGAGTGGCCCTAATTTAGATACAGACATGGATACATATCATTTTTACGATGGTAATAAAATTGGTAATGTAGAGAATCCTGGAAATGCTGTTGATTCTGAAATAGAAATGCAGGATGTACATAGAGGAATTAGTCTTAAAGAAGATTGGATAAACTTGAAAAAGTTTAAAGATAAAGAATATCCAGATGTAGAAATAGTGTCAGTTAATCCCGTGTTTATGAGGGGGGTGTTTGATAGAGATATAGTTCAAGAAAAGTGGAATGAAAAACAAAACAAAGATTCGGGAAACTTAGAAAGTGGTGATATAATTGGTGATGAGGGAGAGGTTAAAACTTATTAATAAAGTTAAAATTTATGGAGCTGGGTCAATAGGAAACCATTTGGCTCATGCTTGTAGAAATAAAGGTTGGGATGTAACGGTATGTGATAGAGATGATGAAGCTTTGACCCGTATGAAGAACGATATTTATCCATCAAGATATGGGAAATGGGATGAGTCAATAAAGTTATCACGCGATGCATCAGGTATGCAAACCAAATATTTTGATGTAGTTATCATAGGAACACCTCCTGAAAGTCATGTACCTTTGGCTTTAAAAGAGCTAAAATATTTTAATCCTGAAGTTATAATGATTGAAAAACCATTGAGCACACCAGATATGGAAGGTTGTCAAGAACTATTTGAACTGTCTGAACAAAAGGGAGTTTTTGTAACTTGTTCATATAATCATACATTAACTCCTAATACCAATATGGCATCAGAATTGATTAGTAATGGTTTAATAAAAAACGGTAAGTCTATACACGTAAGATGGTTAGAACATTGGGGTGGTATATTTGATGCACATCCTTGGCTAGATGGTCCTCAAGATAGTTATCTCGGGTTTTCTGATAGAGGTGGTGGTGCTTGTGGAGAACATTCTCACGGTATTAGTATATGGCAACATTTTTCACATCTTTTGAATCAAGGAAAGATTTCTGAAGTTACATCTACAATGAAAATAGTAAACGACACTTATGATGAGACAACTCAAATTTTAGTGAAATCAGAAAATGGAATTATAGGTACTATTATACAAGATGTTGTTACTGATCCATCTGTTAAAAAAGCTAGAATACAAGGAGAAGATGGATACTTAGAGTGGATAGTAAATTATTCTGATTCTGAAGATGCTTTAATATGTACTACCTATTATCCATCTGGTGAAGGTGCTTTTCGCGGAAGATTTCCGAAATGCATTCCTTTCTTTAAATCTAGACCAGACGATTTTAAATGGGAAATTGAACATATTGAAGATATTTTAGATAATAAGACAGATAGAGACAGTTCACCAATATCACTTGAACGGGGACTTGATGTTATGCTGGTTATAGCAGCCGCACATTTATCAAATGAAACTGGAAAAAAAGTAAAAATAGATTATAAAAAAGGTTATTCATTGGAAGCTTTAAATGTTATATGATAAAAGAATTTTAACTGTAGTACCAGCTCGTGGGGGTAGTAAAGGAGTAAAGTTAAAAAATATTCAGCCTATATTGGGAATACCGTTAATAGGTTATACAGGAAAAATTATTACTTCAATTGATTTTATAGATAGGTCTGTGGTTTCTACAGATAATGAAGAGATAGCTAAAATAGCAGAATCGTATGGGATAGACGCTCCATTTAGACGACCTGAAGAATTAAGTGGTGATATAATTGGTGATTGGGATGTTTTATATCACGCGTTAACTACTATGGAAGAAATAGATTCGTGTGTGTATGATGTTATTGTAATGTTACAACCAACATCTCCATTACGCAAAGTAAACCACGTTGTTGATGTTATAAAAAAACTAATCAAAGAAAACCACGATTCAGTGTGGGCCGTTTCTGAAACTGACGCTAAAGACCATCCATTAAATCAATTTAATCTTAATTCTAATGGGTTGTTAGATTATTATGATATTGATTCAGCAAAATTTGTAGCTAGACAACAATTTAAATCAACGTATCAGAGAAATGGTGTAGCTTATGCTATAACAAGAGAGTGTATTCAAAAAAATAAAGATAAAAAAACCTTAATGGGGGAAAGTACGGCTGCTTTTATAATTGATGAGTATGTAGCTAATATAGATACACATTTTGATTTGAAGTTGGCTGAATTTTTATTGAAGAATAAGGAATCTGAATAATGTGTGGAGTGGCGGGGGCTGTATCATATACAAAAAAAATAAATAGACAAGTAATTGACAAAATGCTGGATTCCATTCATCATCGAGGACCTGATGGAGATGGAATGTTTGTTCGTGAGCAACCATCACATCGGCATGGTCTGATTTTAGGTCATAAACGATTAAAGATTATAGATTTATCTGATAGAGCTAAACAACCAATGTCAATAGATAATGATAGATTAGTTATTTCATATAATGGTGAAATTTATAATCATATAGATTTAAGGCGTGAAATCGGAAATGTTAAGTGGATTTCAAGTAGTGATACTGAAACTGTAGTTGAATCTTACAATAAATGGGGAATAAATTTTCTATCAAAGTTAAATGGTATGTGGTCATTTGCTATTTGGGATGAAACAATAAAGACATTAATTATTTCCAGAGATAGATTTGGTATAAAACCAATGTATTATTCAGAATATGATGGAGTTTTATATTTTGCATCTGAAATAAAATCTTTTTTTAATTCACCTGTACCTATAAAACCAAATTATAAAACTATTAGTGATTTTTTATGTGGGGGTGTTATAGATCATTCATCTGACACTTGGTTTAAAAATATATATTCGTTACCACCAGGTAGTTATTTATCTTGGAAAGGTGGTAAATTTACAATAAAGAAATATTACTACCTGCCTGATTATGTAGATGAAGATAATTCAAAATCAATAGATAAAACAATAGAGGACGCTACTAACCTAATTGTGGATTCAGTTACCAGATGCACTTATTCTGATAGAAAGGTGGGAGTTCACTTTTCGGGTGGTATAGACTCTTCAGTTGTGGCTACAAAAACTTCAGAAGCTCTAAATGGAAATATTGATACATATACTTACGGGTATAATGAAGAAAAATATTCAGAAATACCTTTTGCTAAAAATGTTTCTGATGCATTGGGTGTTAAAAATTTTCAATCTATATTAAAAAATGAAGATTTAGATAAATTACTATTACAGATATTGATTGAACAAGATGAGCCTTATACTTCAGTGCGTGTAGTTTCAGAACATAAATTATATTCAGATTATAAAAGTAATGGAGCTACGGTTATTCTTGAATCAGCTGGTGGAGATGAGGTATCTGCTGGATATTCTAGATATTTGTGGCCTTGGTATTTAGATTCAGTTTTGGATAATGGACCTCAAAGAGCCATTTCTGATTTTATTAATATTTCTTCACAAATTAGTGAAAAAGATAATTTTAAAAAATTTATATTGGGCACTGCAGCAAGTCATTTACGGCCGAGTACATGCACTTCTGATGGTGTACCATTTTTAAATTATGATTTATTGGATAGAAGTTTGGTTAAAATATCAACACCCATTGAATTTGATAAACCATTTAAAAGTAATTTAAGAAACTCTCAATTTCTTGATTTTACTTATATTAAGTTACCACGTTTTTTGAGATTTTTGGATAGAGCTTCAATGTCAAGTAGTAGGGAAGCTAGACTTCCATTGTTAGATTATAGAATAGTTGAATTGGGGTTTTCTGCTTTAAATGAAGCAAAAATTAATAACAATCATCAACGTTATTATATGAAAAAGGTCGCGTCTAATTTATTATCATCAGAGTATATGCCAAATAAAAGGAGTATAGTTGACCCACAGAGAGATTGGATGAAAACTGGACGTCTATCTGAAATGACAGATGATATATTTAATTCAAAATCTTTTTGTGAGAGGGGAATTTATAATTCTGTATCAGTACAACAAGAATATGAAAAATACAAGTCATCTAAAACACCAATGAATAGTTTTGGACTTTTTCAATTATTGATGACTGAAATGTGGTTTGAAAATATTATTTAAAGTGATTTGTTTTAACTATATTTATATATATAAAATTGTTATAAGGGAGATATAAGATGTTTTTTATTTTTGAAATGGCTAACAATCATATGGGAGATGTTAGTCACGGAAAAAGAATCATAGATGAATTTTCTAAGTTGGCTAAAAAATATAATATTAATGCTGGTGTTAAATTACAATTTAGACAATTGGATACTTTCATCCATAAAGACTTCAAAAATTCAGATTTAAAATATGTAAAAAGATTTAATGAAACAGTACTTACAAAAAATCAATTTAAAGAGCTTATTGATTATACAAAAAAGAGTGGATTAAAATCTGTAGTAACTCCATTTGATAATGAATCTATCGATATTTTGGTTGAATTGGATGTTGATGTTATAAAAATAGCTAGTTGTTCTATTGACGACTGGCCGCTATTGAATGAGGTTAGTGATATTAATAAAAAAATTATAATATCTACTGCTGGAATTGATTTAAATTTATTAAGGGAAGTTTATAATTTATTCAAAAGTAAGAAAAGAGATTTTTCTTTTTTACATTGTGTGGCTGAATATCCAACTCCACGTGGTCATGCTAATTTAGAGAGAATCAATTTTTTAAAAGATGGATTTTCAGATGTGGAAATTGGATTTTCAACACACGAACCACCTTCAGAGAAATCAATTGTACCTTATGCAGTGGCAATGGGTTGTCGTATAATAGAAAAGCATGTAGCTATACCAACTGAAAATTGGGGTGTGAATAAATATTCGTGTACTCCTGAACAAATTGAAAATATATTTAAAGATTTACAAGTATTAAGTTTATCAACTTATGGTGACCCTGAAGATAGTAAGTCTGATGGAAAGTGGGGTATAAAATATGGAGAACTTGAAAAAAAATCACTGAAGTCCTTGAAACGAGGAATATATGTAAACAAAACATTGGAATCAGGACATACTATTACAGAAGATGATCTTTACTATTCGATGCCATTACAGGACAATCAATATGATACTTCCTATTTTTATGATGTAGTTAAAAGTAGAGTTGGGGAGAATAGTATTATAAAAGACAGTCCGTTATTAGAAAATGATGTACTAACAGTAAGTCACGATGATATGATCGAAGAAATAAAAAGTAAATGTCTTGGTATTTTAAGTGAGAGTAATGTAAATATTACAAAAGAAGATAAAGTTCAATTGTCAGCTCATTATGGATTGAAAAATTTTTTAGATGTTGGGTGTTTAATTATTGATAAGATCAATAGAGAATATTGTAAGAAGTATATTATACAATTACCAAATCAAAAGCATCCCCCACATTATCATATTAAAAAAGAAGAATCTTTTGAGTTATTACACGGAGATTGTACATTAAATTTAAATGGTACTGATGTGCATTTAGAGTTAGGAAAACCTATTTTAATAAACCGAAATGTGGTTCACTTTTTTTCAAGTAAAAATGGTTGTATTGTTGAGGAAATTTCTACGACACATTATTTAAATGATTCTAAGTATGAAGATACTAATATAAATAAATTGGATTTATCCGAAAGAAAAATAAATATTAATTTGGAGAGTTTAGGAAATTAGATGAAAAATATAAAAGATGTTTGCTTTATTATTCAAACTAGATTAAGTTCTTTAAGATGCCCACAAAAGGCTATAAGACCGTTTGCTGACACCACTTTAACAGATATAGCTATACAGAAAATTTTGAAGTCTAAAGTTATTCCAAAAGAAAATTTTTATGCCTCTGTATATGAAAAAGAATTATTAGATTTATGTGATAAATATGATATTAATATCTATTACAGATCTGAAGAATCAGCTAATTCTCGTGGAAATATAGGTACAATTGTTTATGAGTGGTATAATAGATTACCGTATGAATATTGTGTTCTTATAAGTACGTGTCAACCTTTAATGAAAATAGAAACTATAGATTCTTTTGTAAAAGCTTATTTAGAAACAGAATTCGATGGATTGTTTGCAGTTGTTCCTAAAAAACAATACTATTGGAACAACGATGGTGATTTGATTTCGCCTTGGCCTGAAGGATGCAATTTAATGAATACCAATGTGGTTGAGCCAACTTTTGAGGCAGCACATTGTTTATATGCTTCAAGAATGGATGCCGTAGGAAATGGTATGTTTATGGGAAAACCACCATACACTAAGAATAACCCAGATTTATTTTCAGTAGAAGAATTGGAAGTTTTTGATGTAGATCATGAATGGGAATTTGAAGTAGCAGAAATATTATATAGAAAATTTAGAAATGATTTTAATATCTCATAGAGGAAATTTAGAAGGTAAGAATCCTGAGAAAGAAAATTCACCAATTTATGTATTGCAAGCACTTTCAAAGGGATTTGATGTTGAAGTAGATGTTTGGTATTTAGAAGGCAAATGGTTTTTGGGGCATGACGAACCACAATATGAAACAGATTTGGATTTTTTAAAAGCTAGTTCTCATTCTTTATGGTGTCATGCTAAAAACATCCCAGCTCTAAAAATGATGTTGAAAGAGGACATTCATTGTTTTTGGCATCAAGATGATGATGTAACATTAACATCAAGAGGATATATATGGACTTATCCTGGAAAGAATTTGACTGAAAAATCGATTTGTGTGTTTCCAGAACAGTTTGAAGAAATTTATAATAAAAGTATGGGCATAGATAATTGTTATGGAATATGTTCAGATTATATAGTATGGGAAGGATTGTTGTGGATGGAGAATAAGGAGAAAAATTAATGAAGGTGCTTTTCATTTACCCCAATGCACAGGGATATAGTAGAATACCATTAGGATTGTGTCTTGTGATGACCATGTTAGAAGAAAATGGACACGAGGTAGATTTATTTGATACTACCTTTTGGATGCATAGTGGAAATACAGAGGATGAAGAAAAAGCTGCAGTGGGATTGGTTAAACCAACAGATACTACACATTTTTTTAAGAAACATAGTAAAAAGGAAATAGATGATTTATTGAGAAATAAGATAAATGATTTTTCTCCTGATTTAGTTGCTTTTAGTATATTAGAAGATAACTATGAATATTCTGATAGATTGATGAAACTTATAAAGTCAATAGATGATATACCAATTTTAATTGGAGGCACCACTCCTACTGTTGGGCCTGCAGTGGTTATAGAACATCCACTTGTTGACTGGGTAATGAGAGGAGAGTCGGAGCAAGCATTTTCTGAATTTTGTGATTTATATGAAAAGGGAGAATCGGTTGAATCTGTTAATGGTTTAGTTTATAAAAAGGAAGATGGAAGTGTGGTTATGAATCCAATTCCTAAATTTTTAGACTTAAATAAGATCCCATTTCCAAATTATAGTCATTGGGCTGAAGGTCATTTAATTAAACCTTATGATGGAAAATTATATAGGTCTGGATACATAGAAATGTCTAGGGGTTGTATGTTTATATGTTCGTATTGTGTTAATGTTACATATCAAGATATTATGAAAGATTCTGGAAAGTTCTTTAGAGGAAAGACTGTAGATAGGATGGTGGAAGAAGCTAAATATCTAAGAGATAAATTTGATTTAGAAATGTTCTTTTTTTGTGATGATAATTTTTTATCTATATCCATGAACAAGTTAAAAGAATTTGCTAAAAGGTGGTCTGAAGAGATAGGGTTGCCATTTTGGATAAATACGACAGTTGAAAGTGTAGGGAAGGAAGAAAAAATACGAACATTGAAAGAAGCTGGTTGTGCTGGAATTGGATTGGGAATTGAAACTGGAAGTGAGAAGTTAAGGAGAGAAGTTCTTCATAAATTTATGTCAAATGATAAAATTATAAAAACTGTTCATTTACTTAACGATTATAATTATCGAAGCACAGCTAATATTCTAATGGGATTTCCAGGAGAAGGTGTTCAAGATGTATATAAAACTATAGATTTTGTTAAGAAATTAAATGTTCCTAGTTATAATTTAGCATTTGTTTCACCATATTATGCAACACCAGTACATGCGTTAGCAAAATCGTTGGGGTATATAGAAGTTTGGAAAAACAAGCCTGGTTGGAATGGTATGGCTAAAAAGATAGGGTATGGAAGAAGAAGTGGACCTCCAATTAAAATAGAGACCATGACAGAGGAGGAAATGTTACATTTTTATACACATTTTGTAGAATATGTTCGTGGAGAAATTCCATTACCAGTGGGTTGGCAAGAATATGATGAAGAAAAAGATAGAGGTGAAAAATTAGGAGTAATGAAAGAATACGAAAAAGTAGGGCACTTACCATTTAAATTACAAAGGGGAATAAGAAAGTAAATATAAAGGTTATATAAATGAAATCAACATTGGTTACAGGTGGAACTGGATTAGTCGGTTCTGCAATTCAAACAGATAATATCACCACAAAACTTAGTAGTTCAGATTGTGATTTAAGGAATTGGGATGAAACTTTAAGCACTTTTTTGCATTTGAAACCAAGTTATGTAATTCATTGTGCTGCAAAGGTAGGTGGAGTTGGTGGAAATATGAATTATAAAGGTGAGTTCTTTTATGATAATATAATGATTAATACAAATGTTATTGAAGCGAGCAGAGTGAGTGGAGTTGAAAAGTTGGTTGCTTTTTTATCTACTTGTGTGTTTCCAGATGAAGTTGAATATCCATTAACAGAAAAGAAAATACATTTAGGCGAACCACACTCTTCAAATTATGCGTATGCATATGCCAAGAGAATGGTGGATGTTCAAATAAGAGCGTACAGAGAACAGTATGAAGAAATAAATTACGTTTCTGTAATTCCAACTAATATTTATGGTAAACATGATAATTTTGATTTTGAAAATGGACACGTTTTACCTTCATTAATTCATAAATGTTATCTTGCTAAAATAGATAATGAGGATTTTGTAGTGTGGGGGACTGGAAACCCACTACGAGAATTTATATATGCTAAAGATGTGGCGTTACTAACAGAGTGGGCGTTAAAAAATTATGATGAAGAAGAACCAATTATATTTTCAACATCAGAAGAAATTTCAATTAAGGAAGTTGTAGATTTGATAGTAGAATACGTAGGTTTTAAAGGTAAGGTTATTTTTGATACAGACAAGCCAGATGGACAATTTAGAAAACCAAGTGATAATTCAAAGTTAATGTCTTATCTTCCAGATTTTAAGTTTACTCCAATAGAAGTTGGATTACAAGAAACAGTAGAATGGTTTACTGAAAATTATCGGAGTGCCCGAGTTTGAGTAAGAGTGCATTGATAACAGGTATTAATGGTCAAGATGGTAGTTATCTTGCTGAATTATTACTTGAAAGGGGTTATATAGTATATGGTATTTTGAAACGAAATTCAGTAGCAGAAAATCAGACTGCTAGATTGGATGATATATATTGGGTAATAAAAGATAATTTATTTTATGCAGATATGTTGGATATGGCCTCACTTGTTGGAGTTTTACAAAAATGTGAACCTGATGAGATTTACAATTTGGCAGCACAATCTCATGTTAGGATTAGTTTTGACCAACCAATTTATACTTTACAAACAGTTGCAGTTGGAACATTAAATTTATTAGAGGCAATAAAACTTACCTGTCCTAAGGCAAAGATGTATCAGGCAAGTTCATCAGAAATGTTTGGAAATTCTATTGATGATGATGGATTTCAGAGAGAAACCACACCGATGATTCCGACAAGTCCGTATGGATGTGCAAAGGTTTATGGATATAATATAGTTAGGAATTATCGTTCATCTTATAATCTATTCGTATCAAATGGAATTTTGTTTAATCACGAAAGTCCAAGACGAGGGACTAACTTTGTAACTAATAAAGTTGTTAAAACAGCAGTAGAAATAGCAAGGGGAATGAAGGAAGAATTGAAACTCGGAAATTTAGATGCCGCACGAGATTGGGGTCATGCAAAAGATTATGTAAAAGCAATGTGGATGATTTTACAACACGATACTCCAGATGATTTTGTTTGTGCAACTGGAGTTTCTCATACAGTTAGAGATTTGTGTGAGTATGTTTTTTCGAGACTTAATATGAATTACAATGATTATGTTGGGCACGATATGAAATATTACAGGCCAGAAGAGTTGAATGTTTTGAAAGGTGACAGTAGTAAATTGAAAACTACTTTGGGTTGGGAAAAAACTTATACCTTTGAAAGTATGTTGGATGAAATGATAAAATATTGGAGGAATAAATATGTTTTATAATGAAGATGACAGAGCTCAAAGATTAATTGATGTATTTGAAATTTTACCAGGTCAAGTTAATGTTTCCTTTATAAACTCTACTGAACATATAGTTGCTTGGCATAGACATTTTAAACAAACTGATTATTGGGTGTGTTTGAAGGGGTCAATGAAAGTTGGATTGGGTTATACTGTTCCGGAGGGAAATTCAAATGAAGTTAATGTGAAATTTGAATATCTATCAGATAAAAATTTCCGAGTGTTAGAAATACCACCAGGAGTTTGGCACGGATATAAGGCATTAGAACCAGGAACTATTTTAATGTATTATGTAACAGAAAAATATGATCCAGAAGATGAAGTGAGAGTTGAAGTTGGAAATTTTGGGGAAGTGTGGGAAAGAGAAAACAAATGAAGAAAGGGGTTTTACTTTCAGGAGGAACTGGCAGGTTTGCCACACAGTTAGTAAATTACAATAAAGATTTTGAAATTTATGATCCTACTGAATATGAAATGGATGTTTCAAATTTTAGAAATGTTCAAGAGAAAATAAGAGAATTTAAACCTGATTATTTTATTCATGCGGGTGCACTCACAAAACCATTAATGGTTCACGAACATATTCCACAAAAAAGTATAAGAATTAATATATTGGGAACTTCTAATGTAGTCTTAGCATGTATTCAGTATAAAGTAAAATTGATTTACATTTCAACGGATTATGTTTATTCAGGAGAGGAAGGTAATTACGATGAGAATTCTCCTGTGAGGCCGTTTAATAATTATGGGTGGTCTAAATTAGGTGGTGAGTGTGCAGTTAGGATGTATGATAATTCTTTGATTATAAGAGTTGCTATGAACAATAGACCATTTTCTCACGAAAAGGCATTAGTAGATTTTAAGAGAAGTCATATATTTGATGATGAAGCCGCCAAAATAACTTTAAGACTTTTGGATGAGAAAGGGATAGTTAATTTAGGTGGAGAACCATTGTCTGTTTATGATTTTGCTAAGAAATATAATCCTGAAGTTGAGAGGATTTATTTAAAAGACATAAAAGATGTTAATTTACCACCCGACACTTCTATGAATACTGATAAACTTAAAGGGATATTAGGAGATGAGTAAAAAGAATGTAGTTTGGTGGCCTGCGGTTATAAACCCAGAACACGATGATAAATATGGTGGATATGACTACTTTAAGTATTCAAGAAATTCGTGGGAAGCTTGGTGTAATAGAAATGATGTTTTATTTGTTCCATTTGAAGAACCAATCGAAAAGGATTTACATAAGTTCAGGGTGAATTGGCAAAAGTCTATTTTTGTGTTTGATGAGTTAGAACGAAGAGGAATAGAGTATGACCAGATTGCATTAATGGACAGTTCTTCTATGATTAGGTGGGATACTCCAAATTTCTTTAAACTAACAGAACGAAAATTTGTTGGGTGGAGAGATATGGACAATTTGAAATGGATTTATGACAGTGTTATGGGGTATAAGGACTTTTTTGATTATGAGTTGGATATAAGTAAATATATAAATTCAGGGTGTATTATTTTCAATGAAAGCCACAAAGATTTTATCAACTCGTTTAAACAATTATATTATGATAACAGAGAGCCCTTAATGGAAATGCAAGACAAAATAGTTATGAAAGGAACTGAACAAACTCCATTAAACTATTGGTTACAGATGAAGAATATAGATGTAAAAACAAATTTGCCTCTACCATTTAAATTAACTCATCTTCATAGAAAAGACCTTTTAGGAAGCAATTGGCAATTAAAAGAAGATCCTACTCCATTTTTTATAAAGTATGGTTATATATGGTTTTTTAATGGGATACCAAAAGACCAAAGAACAAATATAATGATGAATACTTGGAATGCTACAAAGGATTATTATAAAGAAAGTAATATTGAATTTACAAAGATATTAGATGAAGTCAAACATAAAGATACAGCTAAATATACAACAAGTAGAAAGTTCAAATATGATTTGTTAAATACGTTCAGTGATGAAAAATACAAAGAAATGTCTGTATTAGAACTTGGATGCTCACAGGGAATGACAACAAGGGTTTTAAGTTATATTTTCAATAAAGTTTATGCAGTTGATTGGGACACTTGGAATTTGGAACAGGCTAAAAAACATTGTGCGGGCAGAGATAACATAGAATTTTCTCAGAAAGATGTTTATGGTGGAACGTGGGATTTCCCTAATTCTGAAGTAGTTTTTATTGATTGTGATCATGTTTATCAATCTGTAATTAGTGATATTGAGAATTCGTTAAGTAACTTTGGAGATCCTATTTTTATATTTGATGATTATGGATTACCACCCGGAGAAGTAAAGAGAGCTATTAAGGATAAGGAATCTGAGGGCAAACTTAAAATAGATAAGTACATTGGGGAGTTGCCTGAAAATTTAGAACATGCAGGTGGAACAAAATTTATTGATGTGGAAGGATGTATTTGTAATTTAAGATGAAGAATATTATTTTTATTATAGATGCCAAATTAAACGAAGAGGGGCGATATTCTCTATCTCGAAGTGGACCATATAAATATTCAGTTAAAAGTTGGAAGAATTGGGCGTCCAATAAAGATTGTGAAGTTTTTTTGTTAGATGAGTTACCTTTTTCAAATGAAGAAATGGGAATATGTTGGCAACGGTATTATTTGTTTGATATACTTGAACAAAATGAAATAGAGTATGACCAAGTTTTAATGGTAGATGCAGATACAATTGTTCACCCAGATTGTCCTAATTTTTTTGATATGACAGAAAGAAAATATTGTGGAGTTCCATGTGAAGGGAGTTATGATTGGATTTTACGAAGTATAGAGATTTACTCAAAATATATTTTTGGTGGGACTATTGTTCCATTTTGGAAATACATAAATGGGGGATTTCAGATAGTCAATTCTAATCATAGACAATTTTTTGAAACAATGGTTCAATTATATCAGGCACATAAAGAAAATTTTCAGACATTACAGAAGACATTTTTTGTAGGGACGGATCAAACTCCATTGAATTTTATGTTATATCTTGAAAATATAGATGTGAAGTTATTTCCATATGAATTTAATATGCAAGATATGATGAGAAAAGAAATTTTGGATAATGAATTGACTTTTACTAAAATTGGATGGATGTATCATTTTAATGCCATTCCAAATCAAAATGATTACGAGAAAACCTTTGATTGGATGCAAAAAACATATAGGTTATTATATGAAGATTAAAAATAAATATATTATAGGAACTCATGTAGTTTTTTATGAGATAGAAATACTGAGAGAATTTCTTGAAAGTATAAAACAGGCATTAGAGTCAGTAGAAAACAAAGAAAATGTTAGAGTAGAATTGTTATTTAATCTATCACAATTATTCGAGAGAATTGATGAATCAAGAATAACAAAAGAAGAATTGATTGATAGGTTTATGAAGGAAATAGAATATATAGGTGAATCTGGATGTGATGTAAAATATACAATATATGAAAATGATGAGAAGTTTTATAATATCGGGCATTATCGAAGAGACTTAAACTACCTTAATTGTGAAGAATATGATTTTGTTATTTGGGGAGAATCAGATTGTTTAATGCCAAAAGAAATGTTTCCATGTCTCGAACACGTTTCAGCAGTAGCAGATGAAAATAATATATCCAAATATGTGGTTACTTTTTCAGTTTGTAAAATGTGGGATGAATCTTGGAAGGTTTTAGAACATCCTTATTTTACTGATAAACCATTTATAGAAAATGATTTTGATAATTGGTGGAGTTTGAAATATACTATGTCACAAGAGGAGATGAATGAAATTAATTCTGAAAGCGTGTCTTGGGCTCAGCTGGAAGACGATGGATACACAGGAAATATTGAACTGACGGCAATACAGAGTCCAAAGTTTGATGGTAGTGGATTGATAATATCTTCAGATTTGATCTACAATGGTGCTAACGTTCCACATGCTTGTTGGGCACACGGAGAAGATACAGGATTTATGATTAATTGTATGCAATTGATGGGAGAGTCCTTTATTCAATTTATAGTAAAAAATGTATTGAAAGTTCATAATAGAAAACATCCCAAGAAACGAATGTATGTATTAGATGAAGATGATAAGGAGGGAATTGGAGATAGGAGAAAGAAAAACGAAAAGTGGGCAAAAGTCCAACAGATATCTGATTACAATAGAAATCTACTGGGAGGAAAACAAGGCCGGTTTTATAAGGTCAAGGAAATAGAAAGATGAAAATACAATTTGTTATTTGTGGATGGCATATGGATCAGGATTCGTTAATTGACGGATTGAAATTATTACAGAGACCAATTGGGATGAATCTTGGGTCGTATGATAGAGTAGAGATAGATGTTTTTTGGTCATGTCATAGAACACCTCCAGACAGAATTAAAGACAATTTTAATTGTAAGGAATTTTACAACGGAGCAGAGGAATGTGGAGCGTACCAACAGGCAGTTGATTATTTAGATTTGGATGATGATACTTATTGTTTTTTTATGCACGATGACTTGGTGATTAGGAGTTGGGAATTCGTGGGAGCTTGTATTAATTTATTAAATCAAGATTTTAAGTTAGTCGGCAATGGATTTAATCCAGGATTTGAATCATATGACCCATTTTATGTAACCGAGTATGGCATAAAACCAGAGTTTGATGGCAAAATGGGAATAGATTATGTGAAAGATGAAAATAAACATTTATTTGAAGGGAAAATGAAAGTGGAAATGGCGAGAGCAAGTTTTTGGAGTTTGCAGTATGAAACTGTAAAAGCAATTGGTGGATTTGAACCAAGAGAGGAGTGTTATGTTTCACCGATGGTAGATGAGGGCGGAAATGCTTATTACAGAGGATCTGAACATTTGACAAATACTAGATATGGTGGATTAAGTGTTTTTGGCAATCTGTTTCCTAATTTGACAGTTTACAAAGTAAATAAAGTTTTTGGTTTGAATTCTATAACTTGGTTGGATAAACAATATAGAAATTCAATGTACATACACGAATGTGCACGAGGAGAAGAAGGATGAAAATAAGAGAGAGTACATTGCCAGTACTTGGACCTTCGGGTGGTGATGAAGAATTAAAAGCTTTACAAGAAGTTATAGAAAGTGGTTGGTGGGGAAAGGGACCAAAGGTACAAGAGTTTGAAGAGAGGTTCGCCGAGATGGTTGGACATAAATATGCAGTAGCAGTTACAAGTAATTCTCACGGTCAAGATTTGGTAATGAAAGCAATGGGATTTAAAGGAGTTGATGTTATTAATCCAACTATATCATTTATTGCCACGGCAATTGTACCTTTGTGGAATGATTGTACTTCCAATATAGTAGATGTAAATAGAAGGACTTTATGTATGACACCTGAAGAAGTGCTCAAATGGCAAAAACCTAATAGTGAAGTTCTTATAGCGGTAAATATGGCTGGGATCCCCTGTGATTATGAAGGTTTACGAAAAGTGTTTGGTGGATTTATTATAGAGGATGCTGCACATAGTTGTTATACAGAGGGAGCCGGTTTGGGTGGAAATGTAGCAGTGTGGTCTTTTCAAGCAGTAAAAACTATGCCTTGTGGTGATGGTGGAATGATTACTACAGACGATAAAATGTTAGCAGATAAGTGTAGAGAAATGACGTGGTTTGGTGTATCTTCAACTTGGAGTAGATCTCAAAAAGGATTAGGTGGAAAACCTGGATATTCGTGGGATTATGAAGTTGATATTCTTGGTTACAAATATTATATGATTGATATTATTGCAGCAATTTGTTTAGAACAGATGAAGAAACTTCCTAAAAATTTAGAACAACGGAGACATATTCAAAAGAGATATAATGCAGAGTTATCTCAATTAACAGCCTCGACCAGTAAACATCCAGGGGGGTTTTTTACTCCACCTGAATATTCAGATACCATACAGTATTATTGTGCCAGATTTCCAAAAAATTTAAGAGATGATATAATCGATTATTTAGCTGATAAAAACATTCACACTTCAGTTCATTTTAAACCACTACACAAATATGAAATTCTCAAACAGCGTAGAAAGTATCCTGTTGCAGATGACGAGTGGTTGAAATTGATTAGCTTACCTTGTCATAATAGAATGACAGAAGAGGACATTGATTATGTTATATATTGGGTCAAGGAATATTTTTACAAACACGCTATAGGAATTTGGGAGTAAATATGACAGAGAGAAAATGGCTACCAACTTTAGGTGAGTTGATGGACAGGTTAAGTATTCATCAGTTAAAGGAAGTTTTTATACCTGAGAATAAAGATAATTATGCAAAAGAAATGGACGATATGGTTCACGATATTGATATGATTTTGAAAGAGAATGATGTTAAATTAACAGGTGAAGTTTTAAGGGCAATAATTGTTTTGGCACAAATGAACGCACATATATGGTATAATGAATCACAGGTTCGTAAGGGTGAAAAGGGGTCAGATAATCTTATGTTAACTCATGGATTAAATGGAATTAGAAATACTGCTATCAATAAGATAATGGAAGTAGTAGGTGGTAGGAAAGATTATAAAGTAGATTGTATAGCTGCTGAATTTAAGGATTGGGAAGTTAGTTGGTGAAAGTAGCATTTTTTTCTGAAACTGGAAGTAATCAACATTATCCAAGAGACTTCGATAATGCACGTACAGAAGTAGCTTGGGCAATTGCACTAAATGCACCAATGTGTAGTTTGAGTGTATTACCAGACGACCACTTTGATTTAGGTATTGTTTTAATTCCGAAGTTAAATCCAGCGGGAGTGGACTTGGAATTCATAAGAAAATGTTGTGATAAAGTAGCAGTAATGCAGGAAGGCCCACACTGGTATTTCCAAGATTATCAGATAGATAAACAGTTTCATTACTATAATACTTTAATGGAGGCCGATTGGGTATATTGTCATAATGAAAGTGATGTGAATTATTATAAGGGGCTGGGTTGTAAAGATGTAAGAGTAATGCGGAGTTTGATGATTGTAGATGGAGTTGAGTCTAATAAAGAAAATCGAGATGGAGTACTGTTAGGTGGGAACTTTGTAAGTTGGTATGGTGGGTTTGATTCTTATATGGTTGCACGACAATTGGATATGAAGATATATTGTGTTTCAATGGGAAGAAAACAAGAATTAGAAGATCAAATAGACGATATACTTTATATACCTTATTTGAAATGGAAAGAGTGGATTAAACATCTTGATTCGTACAGGGTAGGAATTCATATGATGAGAACACACGCTGCTGGAACATTTGCTATGAATTGTGCTTGGCATGGTATTCCCTGTATTGGTTTTCGTGGACTTGATACACAAGAAATACTTCATCCACTTACAACAGTAAAAGTCGGTGATTTGGAAAAAGCAGTTTGGATTGCAGAGAAATTAAAAGACGACAATTTTTATGAATTATGCAGCGTAACAGCAAAAAGAAGATTTAAACTACACTATACTGAAACTGCTTGGAAAAGGAGATGGAAGATTGAAAACAACAGATAATACACCACTTGATGAATTAGATAGATTTACAAAACCAGCAATATCTACTATGATAGATAGGTATGTTTTGGCAAACCGTTGGACTAAAGGAAAGACTGTAATTGATGCTGCTACTGGTAAGGGATATGGTGCTGGGATTTTATTATCACTTGGAGCAGAAAGTGTAGTTGGTATAGATATTGATAAGGAAGGAATAAAGGAAGCAAACAATAGGTTCTTATCTCCAAATTGTAGATTTATTGAGTGTGATATATTTGAGTTGGATAGTCATTTTAAGGAAAATGAGTTCCAAGTTTGCACATCAATAGAAACATTTGAACATTTGCCCCCAGACAGAATGGATGAATACTTACAGAGTTTAAAGTATGTTACCTCTCAGGTTGTCATTATAACCACCCCCAGACGAAGAATGCCGGTATGGCAATATCAAGGTGGTACACATTTATATGAATATAACAGTGAAGAATTTACTGAAATTCTTTACAAAAATTTTGAGGGAGCTGATATTTCAGCAGTAGGATTAGATGAAGTTCAACTGCCATACGGACAATGGGGAACTGATATAATAGAAGATTTAGATAGTTGTTGGGTCTTTTTTGCGGTGGTTGAACTATGAAACCAATAAGTTTTATTATCCCAGCTCGAGACAATCTAAAATACTTGAAATGGGCTTATGCCTCTATTAGAAAGAATTTACATCAACACGAAATAATTATGGCTGATGATGCATCATCTGATGGAACTTGGACTTGGTTGGAGGAAGTTGCGAGTAAAGACAAGCATGTAAAGATATATCACAATCCAGGCCCACACAGAATGGGTTTAACAATACTATATGATTTATTGGTTGACGACTTTTCTACTAATGATAGAATTATGTTCTTTCATGCAGATATGTATGCTGCCCCAGGTTTAGATGAAGAGGTAAATAGATATTTAGACAAAAAGGTTGCAGTATGTGCAACAAGAATAGAACCACCATTACATCCAGAGGGTCCCGAAAAGATAGTAGAGGATTTTGGTTTTGAACCTGAAGATTTTAAAGAACAAGAATTTCTTAAGTTTGTAGATTACAATAAAAGTAGTAAAATTACAAACGGAATATTTGCACCCTGGGCAGTAATGAAACAAGACTATTGGGATATTGGTGGCCACGACCCACTATTTGCTCCACAATCAAGAGAAGATAGTGATGTATTTAATAGATTTAGTGTGGCTGGATTTAAGTTCATTCAGACTTGGGCTGGACTTGTATACCATTTAACAAGTCGAGGAAGTAGATTTAGAGATGGAGTTGGAAAGGATAGTGAAGAATGGAAATGGTCTAATTCTAAAAATATGAGAAACTTTGCTAGGAAGTGGGGAACTAATGTACAACACGATCCTCTTATGAACCCGATTGTATCTCCACGATTTGATATAGGATTTGTTGTTGAAAATTGTGGATTAGAAAGTTTAAGTATATTGGAGCCTTGGTGTGATAGATTTTATTCAGACTGTTCTTATGAGAACGTAAAAAGATATCAAAAGGAAGAACAATCTAATACATTATACAATTTAACAAATAAGATAAGACCCATACCAACTGAAGGCGTTGAGGATTCAGATATAAATGATATAACAATTGAATTTGACGCCACGAAATTGAACCAAAACAATTTTCAGTTTTTGACGAGACTAGGAGATATTATAGATGAAAGTGGAGAGGTTGGCCAGATGAAATATGATATATTTAGATTGACAATCCACAAAAAAGAGAGATTTGAGAAGGATCTGGTAGTGTGTAAAAACTGATGAAATACTATTTATTATTGAGTGGAGCTACAGAAAAGGACTCCATTTATGAAACAAATGTTTTGGGAGACGAGAGTTTTGGAACGTTTTATCCGTCAGTTGGCTTTATGATATTACAGAGAATAGTAGATCAAACCCCAGATGTAGTAGAATCTGTTAAAATAATAGACGATCAGGGAAATTCACACACAATAACATCATTTTTGGACAAATTAGAACAATGGAAGATAAAAAAAGCTTGACTTTTACATTTTTTTGTTGTATATTATAGTTGTCATTGAGAAAGAAATATGACGAAAATTAAAATTGAAGATTGGGAAGACTGGGAAGACTTAGAAAATGAGTATACCAGAAATGATGGTTTTTCACCGATAAAGAAAACTAAACCCAAGAAGGACAAGAAAACTTGGAAACAACTCCAAGAAGATAAAAGAACTAAAAGGAGCGGTAAAAAACGTAAAGTAGCCGTTCTAAAACAGCAACAAAATAAAAGGAGACAAGATAAAAGGAAATGAAGAAACTATTATTTTTTATATCAACATTAATACTATTCGTAGGATGTAGCCTGGGGGATAGCCCGTTAGGCAGTACAGATGATGACCTATTGTATTTTGACTTAGATACCCGATTAACGGAAGATTCAAATGGATATTATCATTTGACATTATCTCAGGGTAGTTGGCAAACACTACATAGATTTTCTGGTACTGTTACTGATTCAGAAGGACAGCCAGTTGATGTAGTTAAATTTGGTTGGGCATCAAGTCATTATTGGTATTTAACAGATACACTTGGCTATATAGTCAATCGTGGAGTAAATGATGAAGGTCAGTATGTTTCAAGGGATACATCTTATATAGTTGGATTCAATGGATTTGAAGTTCCTACAATTAACTCAGCAAGTTACAGTAACGCTGATGGAGAAGTAAACACCATGTTTGCACCAGTATGGTCGATGAAATCAGACACCGTTACAGTTTGGGTAGGATTTTATAACAATGATGCTTCACTCGCCGAAGAGTATTTTAAGGTTGTATTAGACTAATAATAATATAATCGTTTTCTATTTTTGACATATACTTATATTTGAAATAGGTATATGTATCACCTTATATCAAAAGGAATTTAAAGAATGAAAATACATATTTGTAATGATAATAAAGAGTTTCCGTTTTTATATGTAGAGGAAACGTAAACTATGCCGTATGATAAATATAAAGATAAAAATACTCTAATTTACGTTGGAACAGTATGGGAAAAATTAGATTCTATAACTGACAAATTGGAGTCTATTGAGGAAACACTAAAGAAGATATGGAAAGCAGAAGATGAAGAGGCTGGTGAATATAATTTTCCATTCGATGAAGATGGCAATTTACTACCGAATGTTAGTTTAACATCAGGGGGGGAGTATATAGAAGATGGCAAAACAGGGGATTAATCCATTCAGAGGAAGACCGATACCGAAAACGGTTATTCAAAGTGCAATAGATAAGACACTATCTATGAGGGCGGCCGCAAGAGAGTGTAATGTTGCATACAATACATTTAAGAAGTATGCACAAAGATATGATTTATGGAAAACAAATCAATCTGGAATTGGAATATCAAGAGATGGATCCGGTAGATTTGGAATTTATCTTAATGATATTTTTAATGGAAAACATCCAAATTATCCACATTGGAAATTACAGGATAAACTTACAAGAAAAGGATATTTGTTACAACAGTGCAGTAATTGTGGATACGATGAATACAGAACGAGTGATTCCAGAAGTCCTCTATTGTTAGATTTTTTGGATGGTGATATGCACAATATGAAACTTGATAATCTAAGATTGTTATGTTATAATTGTTATTATGTATTGAAAGATGGTGGAACTCCACCGAATTCACCAAAAAATACAAATAGACTACGAGCGACGATACAGAAAGCTTTCTCAAAAAAAGGGGAAGAGTAATAGTGTTGGGAAATAAATTTGCCCTCATAAATAAACTTACAAAAGAAACAATAACTATTAGAAAATTAGACACAGATAAGATTAGATTAGCAGAAATTATGTTTGGACTATCTAAAAATTTAAATAAAAAAGAATTTAGAGAGTTATATGAAGTTGAAAAAATAAAAAATGAAATTTAAAACTCAAAGATATTTACATATTGTACTGGTTAGTTTAATATTTTTATTTATTGTATTAAGTAAATTATCGGGGACGTAGAATGACAAAAGAATTTGCCAATATAGTGATTTGGTGTATTCCAATATTAATCTATTTGTGGATAGGTGGTATGTGGGTAGCTATGGTAGATGATAAAAAAAGAAGAACTAAGGAGAAAAAGAAAATGAATTGGTTAAGTGCACTCGGAACTACTTTGTTGTGTGTGATTGTTGGGGTGGCTGGATATGGTGGTGGAGCATGGTACGCATCAAATATATTATTAGACTCAGTAGTAAGTGATGTTCAAGAAATAACAAGTACAGCAGATGAAGTGTTATCTGAAGTAAAGAGTTTTACATCTAAAAAGAGTATTGATAGAAAGATTGATAAGATAAGAACTTCAGTTGAAAATTCTGTTGAAAATGATTTGAATGTGATTTCAAAGGATATAGACGAAGCTAATAAAAGGATTTCAGAGTTAACAGAAGAAATTAAGTCCAGTATTGTGGAAATAAAACATATGTTATTGGACGTGGAAGGTAATGTTAAGAACTATGCTAAGGATAGTGTAATTAAGAGTGAAGTAGAAATAAAGAAAGAATTGGGTGTTATGTATGATAAAGTTGATTCTCTTTATAAACAACTTGAAGAAGTGTCTAATACATTGGATACAATTAAAGAAAGTAAAGTTGGAAAAAAGATTTTTAAATGACCTATCCAGCAATAATTCAATTCATGCATGATGTCAAAGTTTTAGATGAAGAGTATCTAGAGAAGTTGGCAGATTTAGTAAGATTTTATTGGGAATTTAGATACGATAACCCAGAGATACAACTAGCAGAAGCATAGATGACTGATAGCGAAATGAAAAAAGAATTGACTCGGATTTCTGCCGAAATAGAGGCAGAAGCGATACAGATGAGATTAGATTATGAACGGAATCCATCTGATATGCCGAGTGGAAGTGTAATAGAAGTTCATGAAGATAGCCCATTGCTCGATGGTGAAGATAAGAAATTGGGTGATGTGGCTGTACAGATAAAACGCAAAGCGAAAAATAGGAGAAAGTAAGATGGACGGTAAAGTAAAATGGTTTGACCATAAGAAAGGCTATGGATTTGTTGAAGGAGATAATAGAGATTATTTCGTTCACTATTCAGAAATTCAGAGCGAAGGATATAAAACTCTGAGAGATGGCCAAGAAGTGACATTTGAAGTTGGCGAAGGACAAAAAGGTCCCGTGGCTAAGAATGTCGTGGCAACCTTTGAAGTCGGTAGCAGTCAAGTAGGTTAGGAGAAAGACGATGACTGAAGTATTGTGGATATTAGTAGGTGTACTTATTGGAGCTCCAATTGGATGGATAGGTTGCACAGCTTTAACAGTGAGCAAAGTATCCGATTTGGATTCTGAGATTCAAGACTTAAGAACACAACGTAGATTGTTAAAAGAAGAATTGTTGAAAGACCAAAGACACGCAAAACCTAAACCAAGAAAAAAGAGGTTTAATCGAACTAAAAGAAAATAAAACCTATATATATTATATTTATTACCGAAAATATACCAAATAACAAATATTAAGTAGGAGATCTAAATTGACCAATAGTAACTTGGAAAGACTTAGACAAAAGAAACTTCAAAAAGAAGAACAATGGAAAAAACTAAGAGAGAAGAGTATGAATGGTCAAGATAGAAAAGACTTAAATGTGATTTTGGAACGAATGGAACAGGCAGATAAAGATAGAGATGATATGCATACAGATATCAAATTTATTAAAGAAAATCTGTTCAATCCACACCAAGGCCTATGGGCAGAAGCTAAACAGAATACCCGATTTAGACAAGATACTAAAAAGTGGCGTACTGTACTTGGCACTGGTGTGATTGGCCTGTTCGTAAAACATATATACGATATGTTTAGCTGATAAATGTAATATATAATTGAGGGGAGCTAATATACCATATACCCCTTTTACCAGCTCCCCTTTCCCGCCCCCTAATTCCCCCCCGAGTTAGGGGGTTTTTCTTAAATACGCTTCACAATCTCATTAAAAACCTTCTAAAAAAATAATTCCGTTATACTTAATAATAGAGAGTGGAACGGAAAGACGACTCCCGACAAATACGAGTCACACTCCCCCAGTTTCACCCTCAGGCCTCGGTTATGTAATCCTTCCAAAAAACCGGAATGAATATCCCGAGATATATGAGAACCAAAACAAATAGAGATATACTCAATACAATGAGAAACCCTGATGCGGAAACAAATAATAATAACACTACAACTAATAGGAAGCATAATGGCCGGACATATCATATCGAAAAGTCCCCTGGCAATGTATATGATCCCACTACTGCTTATTCTGGTTATCTTGAAGTGGAACATAGACAAGAAGATATCAAAATGGATAGACTATCTCCTAAAGCAAGTTGGAGTAAATTAATACAAAATATCGGGACCCTAATAATAGTACTCATTAAATTAGGATGGACCTATATAAGATACGGCCCCCATCATAAAAACATAAGTACTAAAACCTTTGAGCCGATAGAAGATCCAATCGATGAAACGTGTAAGTAAGAATTCTAATTGTGTAAGAAAATAGTGAGATTAAAAGAATTGAAAAATGTATATAAAACAAAAGTAAGTAAAAGAATGGTAAAGACAAACGAAGGTAATATATATACACAAGGAGTAGATGACGCACTTAAAGTCTCAGCCTTAGTAAAACAAATAAAAGAACTAAAAGAAGAGGTGAAGTTTTGGAAAAAACTAAGTAGAAGATTATGATGAGTAATATATTAATATTGTTAATGTTTACAGCCATAGTGGGAATGGGCCTCTATTGGCTACTATGGGGAAATTGGGATGACTAAAAATACATTCAAATATTGGGGGCACTTAAGTAAAGAAATCCTCAAATCCAAAATTAAAATCTTGAATGAAAAATATAAAGGTAATGGAATATCTATTCATCCCTGGGGTGTAATTGTAGAACGCTTCACTAAACAAAAAAAGTCATGAGAAGAGACTCTATAAGAAAGTTAATACCCGCAAAAGACCAAGACTGTGAACGGCAAAACTATTTTGAAAAAAATGGATTTGAGTTTCCCTCTAACCCAACTCAGAAAGACAATAGACCTACACTGAATTGTAATAGCTGTAATGGGAATATTAAACGGTGCTGGATGTTTCCTCACTCTTCTTGTTCTAAAAAGAATAAAGTATTAGGTCAATACCTTACATTTTTTATTATAACTTTAACTGTATATTTCATTATAGGGGGGCTCATATTCTTTGTGAAATTGTGATAAAGAGCTTACCGACAAAATTTACAACGGGCGGATAATGATAATCTACTCCTTCATGGTTAACACGAAACCCACCGTATAAAAAAGGACTTCTTAGCGGAAGTCCTTTTTAATTTTACTATATTTATTACTACCGATTGATGTTTCTTGACTAATTGAGATTTAAATGGAATACACAAATTTTGTTGATTTAATGATTGAGATCAATTTAATACTACTAATCTGGTTTATATTCCACAAGATACGAAAAGACAAATGATTTAATATGTTTCACGTGAAACACAATTTGATACTCTAAATTTCCCACTTTAACCCACTACTACCCACTTTGTAACACTCTAATATAATTTATACCCATTTTGAAGTATTCCAAATTCTTCAAAAAACACTGTTCGTGTGTCTTTAGGCCATTTTTTCCACGGCCCGTAGTTGATACGCCATATCTGTCATTTTGTCATAGTTAGCCCGTATCCGAATCCTAAATATTTTTTATGTCATATTGTCATAGTGAGGGCTTGGATTGATTAACGGCCCGAATTATCAATTATTTCAAAAAAAGGCTTGACTTTTAGGTTATTATTTCGTATATTAGTAGTATGAGGAGAACGACTATTTTAAGCCATGAACAGCGTATACACTATAATTTACGACATTTTACTGTAAAAGTCAAGCACTTTCTTGAGTTTGGTACACTTTATTGTGGATTATTTATAGAAAATAGTTAAAAAAAGGCTTGACTTTGTCGATTGGCTGTTGTATATTAGGGTATGATGATAAGGAGAATTGAAGTTTTGTTCTAAGATAGGCCCCGCGAGTTAGTGGCTCAATATTTCGGGTAGGGTATGAACCCGGAGTGAGAATTAAAGGGTTAGAAGGTTTATGATTTACAGGCGACGGCCTTTGTAATAGACTACTGGCGTCATTGATAAATGGCTATGAGGTTCGAGACCTCATCTAATCCCAACACGGTTAGGGTCTCCGTTATTCATCAAAAGGCCTGTTGGTGGGTTTTAAGGTTTTCTACCAATTTGAAAACCTTGGCCAAAGAAAAAGGTCGTGTTGAAACGATAATGAAGTCGAGAGCGATAATATCAAACGGAACGGATTTTGGCTCCTCACGATATCGGTGGGTTAGTTGGATGACTACCTATTTGGAATCCAGCCCTTAATAGACGAGCGTTGGTCTATGGTGGTTATGGGGTTTCTACCAATTTGAAACCCTGGCCAAAGAAAAGGCTTGACATTGTCATAATTATGTTGTATATTTAGGTAGATGATAAAAGGAAATGTTATGAGTTTAATAGAAGATTCAAGTTCAAATAACTTTGGTGGTGATACTGGTATAGATGCGGACTTTGTTCCTACTATAACTGTTGTAGAGGATGGTGAGAATATGTTCTTGGAGTTAATGGCTGAGGAGTTGGGGCTTGAGAAGTTGTGTGAGATGACTTACGAGGAAGGGAACGAGCCTGAGATATACGCATAATGTCGGTTAGCTAAATAATTTTTTGTATTTCGTAGCCTATCAAATTTTAACGTATTGTATTACAATGTACTGGCACTATAGTTGGGAGTATATGTCATACCTTCAGCTGAAGGTTAACTCCTGGAGGGTAGGCAGGTATACTATAGAGCCAGTCAAAGATTTTTATGTCAGTATGTCATATATAGTAGTATAGCATACTGAAACAATAAACGACAGGCCAACTTACCGAGGAAAAGGGGGGGTAGGTAGTTTGTCGTGAATCGCGAAAGCTATGACATTATGACAGAGGGCCTGGCTTATTCCCATATCGGGAACAGTTTTGGCGCTATAGCTTTAATATACTATTCGTATCATAAATGATAAAAAAGATTTAATTAACAACAAGGAGAGTTTCACATGGAACTTTTACCATTTATTACAGAGCCTGTTATCAGGTTTGGGAATTGGATTGGTTCTAATACTATATTAGGTATTAGGATAGATGCTTTGCTATTCACTACTAGTACGGTTTTAATTTTATATTCTTTATTTAGGATAGTATATTGGCTTGGTCAGCAGAGTATGTTATAGAATAATATATCACATTTAATATTTAAGAGTGTAAGTCGTATGTGTCTTATAATTAACGTGGTTGTTAAAGCCAACAAATAATAAAACCGATTGTGTGAATTCGTTTTCGATACAAAGCCGGACACAGCCACTTTTTAATTTAAAAAAAAAGAGAACGTTGCCGTTAATAGACTGATATATATTTATATATGATACTGTTGTTACTTTACTGAGGAATGCACAGTATAAAGGGTTCTGATAGTATTATATTAATTAGGTGGTTATCTTCCACTAAAGGGCGTATACTTGAATACAAAGATATAGCCGGAAACAATTTTTATGAATAACATAGTGGCTCCTATTTGGATGTTCTCTCTCTCAGGATGGTGCACCATCTTCTGTGAACTGAAAGCAGTGAGGGGTATGGGACAATTGCCGGGGCTTTGGAGCCACTATTATTTTAACAAAGGAAAAAAGGGCTTGACTTATATATGGTTTTATTCGTATATTCACTTATATTAAATTGGAGAATATAAATGACCAGAATAGGATTAAATGGTAAACCACTTACCGAGAAAGACATAAAGAAGCACAAGAGGCTTCTCAGAGAGTGTGGGCTACCTGAGACTCTTTGTGATCCTGTATCACAGGAAGAACTTGAAAAGAGGCATCCTCATCTTAGGATGACCGAAGAAGAAAAGGAAGTAAGGAGAATAGTTGATGAACACAAACGAGTTAATATCAGAACTACAAAACGTTGAGAACCAACTTAACAGTAATGATTATAGTGGGGCTAAGAGTAATTTAAACATACTGATAGGTGAGTTAGAGGATAGTTTAGATACGTGGGATTACAACGAGGCGTCAGAAGGCGCACCGACTGCAGGATGGAATAAGAGGCCATTTAAAGGTCCTGGATAAAGTAGTGTTTAATGAAAAGGTGGGATACTGTGTTTGGTTCTGGTATACCAGACAGAAAGGTTTTAGAACAAATGAAGACAGATAATTATTTAGATGTTATTGTCAGTATAAACAATGAAGATTGGAGAGTTGCCGAAAAGGTATATCGTTATGGTAGGGAATGGCAATACACTTTATCGCATGAGAATGTTGATGGTACATATAAGTCAATGCAATTAAATGAGAAGGCTCTTAAAAATATAATAGAGTCAGGTAGTAAGGTTATAGGAGATGAATTATAGAATGAAAAAATCACCAATAGATTCTATTATAATAGATTTAATATTAGAGCATTATAATATGCAATCTATAGATCATAGGCGACCAGTATTAACAGATATTGAGTTTGATGATATAGTTGCTTATGCAGAAGAACTTTATTATAAAAAGATAATGGAAGAAACTCCAATAGGAATCGAGGGAGAAGCATAAATGTTCAAGTGGATATTAGCTAAGGTATATAAACACAGTCCAACTTGTAAATGTGGTTGGGTTATGAAACCATTTGAAAGTTGGACAGATAGATATCAATGGAAATGTATATGGAAAAACTGTGGTTGGGAAGCATTTGATAATGGTGATGGAAAATTACATTGGTTCACAAGGTGGCAGCCCCAGAAACAGGATTGGATGCAACACTTAAGATGAAAAAGATGAAACGTAAATGTCATACTTGTGGTAAGATGGCCACAGACCCATATACATTTAGTGTAGTACCGACGCACAATGTATTTGAGACCATACCACCATATAGTAAAGCAGCAAAGAAAGTTGCAAGGTCTGAAGTGAAAGAAATTATTACTCATAATTATTGTAACAGAGAATGTTATGAAAATCGTCTCCAAGAAAAATAAATTATTATTACTGACTCTTATGTCAGTGGTGTCGGGTTCAGACAGACAAGTTATTAAAGTGAATGGACACTCTTATATAAATAATAAGCCTGTACAGGTTGGTCAGTTATTAAGAGACAATGATAATCTTATAATAAAACCAAATGCATTTATAATAACAATAGACTTAGAAGATAGAAGTTTATCGAAGATGAGGAAACAAACGGTATATAACAAAAATAGATTTAATATAACGATGCCTACAGCAGTAGCGTCAGTAAAGGGATAAAGGAGAATGAAATGAAGATTACAAAATTAGACAAACCATATCCAGCCATAGCTATAGATGATTTTATGTCACCGGCACTTTTACGAGCAGCAGCTAATAGTTATCCTAATTCAGATTGGGAAGGTTGGTACACTTATGATGGAAACACAAGTAGTAATATGGCTTTAAAAAAGGCGACTCGTGATAGACAGTCAATTCCTATACCAGCTTTGGCGGTATTAGATTATGTTGCTACTCACTTTGATCCAGCTGAATACTTTAAAGATTACTTCGATATTGATGTTGATGTATTTCCAGATTTAGGTTATTATGGTGCAGGAATGCAGTTATTGCCCGAAAGGGGATTTTTAGGAATGCATCTTGATACTGATATTCATGGTGGTAATAAGATTTGGACACGTGAGTACAGTGCCGTATTATGTATATCTGAAGAATATGATTCTTCTTTTGATTTAATATTACATGATGGAAAGAAAACTCACGGCAGAGTTCCATACAAGTTTAACAGGTTGAATGTATTTAAGTGCTCTAATGCAACTTTCACATATAAACATGAGTATGAATCTTGGCATGGAATACCAGAACCAATCACTTCAGGTATGTTACGGAAAACACTGCCTGTATTTTATTGGTCTAAAAATGAAGCACCCAAAGGGGGTCGAAGGACACGTGCCTATTTCAAGGACGATTTAAAGTTTGAATGAGAGATTGGTTAAGAAAAACTAGATCACTACGACACGATATTTATGAAGCTGTAATGTGGATAGTAGGTATAAGCTTAGTGATATATTATTTTATAAGATGATAACACCAGTTAATATTGTTCGGATAGCATTTTTACTATTCATAGTATGTATAGCTCTTTTATCACTTTGCATTTATTATATAATGAAGGATGTAAAAGATGAGTGATGATTGGAAAAAAGGTATAAGTTTTAAAGATGTAATTGAGCTCAATTACATCAAGCTTGATACACGTTATGGTCTTAATGATGCCGTTCATCAGGACTTCGTTGAAGGTGATGATTTCTTAAGTCCTGAGTTACGAAACGCTACGAACAAATTAACTAAACTTAGAAATCTAATAGGGGATGAAAACTTTAAAGCTATTGATGGTGTTAGATCAAGAGACAAAGAAGCTGACGCTCATTGGGAGATGGTTAATGATTGGTTAAACAATGCTTTAATTAAAGAAACATATCCTTCTAAAGAAACTTTACTTGTGGCTAACAAACTTTGGAAAAAATATAACGGAAATTAATTATTATGTGGGCTTACTATTTACATTGGGTAGCTATTATATTAATATCTACTGCTGATTATTTTGGCAAATTAGAACCAACAATGGATGTATTTGAAACAAAAATTGGATTAATGGAATACGAAAATGCTGATAGTACTGGTATAGTATTACCAGACACTATTAATGTTCCACCTTACTATAGAGATCCAACCGGTTTTTCTATTGACACTTCAAGGGTGGAGAGATATAATGAAAATAACAATACAAACTTTAAAGAGGAAAATAGAATTTGAACTATCGGTTATAATTTTTATTTTACTTGTAATATTAAAGTATATGGTTATATTCACTTTGATGTTATGGACTTGGAATAGTATAATGCAAAGTATGTTAAAAGAAGTATTTAAAATTGGGATGATGGTATAAAATGAAAATA